TATTATCACCAATAATATTCCAATTTATATCTTCCATATTTTTTATTTTTAATTTGTAAAACAATAATTTAACAAAACCTAACAAATGATAAACAACATTAAAACGATTGTTTATCATTAGACGTTAGCACCAATACTACTTTTCGTCTTCGAAGATAGGCATAAAGTTTTCTGGATTATACCCGACAATTTTTCTATGTTTATTATCCTCTATATATTTTTCATCCTTTAAACGTTGTTCTTCAAAATCTTGTTTTAGTTTAACCAATTCTTCTTTCATTTCTTGTGGTAAATAACCATCATCAAACATTTCTTCTCTAATTTGTTCGTGTTTTTGGGCTAATTTAAACCCATCTTCAATCATTTTGTTTATATATTTTTCCATAATCATTTTTTTACAAATATACTAATAATTATTCAATTAATCAAGTTTACCTTAAATAAACCGTACTGGTGCTAACAAGGTGTATAAGAAAGTTTGCTATTAACAGTTGTGCTAATTTGAAAGATTCTACAAGCAAACCTTCTCATACACCCAACCGTTATCGGTCATTTTAAAGAGCATCCAGACTCCGACATTACCCAGTCAAACATCCCACCGAAAAACTTTTCGGGGTTATCAAACGCTTCTTTGCATTTTGACAAAAACAATTCAGTCTGTTTTAATGGTGGTAAATGGTTTCTTTCACAGTTTACTAAAAGTCTATTACGATATTTTACTTCATTATTATTGTCAAGTACATCAGGCTCATGCTCACCTAACATCATATAGTAGAAACAGGCTTTTATCGTTGGACTTCTATTTTTACCTGCTTGACAATGAAGTAATACTTTCCATTCAGGATTCCAAGTATAGATTTGGTGCAATACTTGTAATACTCCAAACATTGAATTTAAACCCATCAAGTCACCACTTTCACCCATTGGGAAATAGTAGTTAAGTTTTCCTTCTTTCATTATTTCTTCTGAATTACCCAAGTAAAATTCATCTGATACATTAATTATTACTTGGCATTCATTATGTTTGCCACCCTCTTTTATCTCTTTTGAAACAGGAAATCTGTCTACGATTATGTTCTCCGAAATAAAACGAACCGCTAACACGGGTTTGGCAAAATTGCCGTTTTGTTCTTCTATTGACATTTTTATCTAAATTTTAAAATTTGTAATTCTAATGAAGTTTTGTGTTCGAAAAGCTGAGAAACGTTATGTACAATACTACACTAGTACTGAAAAACAACAGACTTTTCAGACTTACCTGATTTTGGGCCATCGGGTTGTGCGTGTTCACTAACATACATGTTATACTCACTAAGATGCGACTCTACGCTACCCCAATATTCGTGTGATTCTGAAACACATACATTCAAATCACCCTCTTTGTTTTTGATGTCTTTAAGTTTTGCAATTAATTCAGATATTTTCATAATTTACCGTACTGTGCCTAACAACGTATATGAGATACGCCAATAAGCGGGTTCACATTTATTTTAGTTTTTAGGTGGCGTACCTCTCATATACGCAACCGTTATATGAAAGTGGGTAGACGTGCTTCGATTGAACTTTTATGAGAACGAAAAAGAAACAATCTGCCCACGCTCTTTTAATACGTTGGTAATTTCAAACCCATTTTCTTCATTGCTAATAATGCTTCTGCGTTACCTTTTGCATCATTAACAGGGTTGTGGTCGTGTGTTGTTTTTCGGTACAATCTTTTCCACTCTGAATTTAATCCAGTATCCATTTTCATTCCGCAATACAAATCACCTATACGCCTCGCAGAAAAACCAAATGGGTTTTTCCCTAAATAGCTATGGAAATAGTAATTAATCCATTGCCAATCAAAAGCAGGGTTATCACTTATAAAAATTGGTTTACCGTTTGAATTTTTAGCAATCCATTCGGCAAAGTTTTCCATAACCTTTTTAGGGTCGTCAAACTTTTCGTGTTCTTCACGGCTAAAACCTGATACAGCTAAAGCATCAGCAACCCATTCATTTGAAATTGGTTTTGTTTTTCCATAAAATGTTTTGGTAAGTGTCGGTTCAACTATTACGGCACCGAAACAAACCATCGAATACTTGTGTGGTATTGCTCCATCGGCTTCCACATCTACTACAATGTAACTCATTTGTTTATTTTGTACAAATATAATTTAAAAATCCACCTTCATTTTTACAAGAATCAATACAATAAGGTTCTAATGAAGTTTGTCTTGGTACTCCAGGAAGAAATATTGTTTTTTGATTTTTACAAATACAACCTACAGCATTTATATCATTACAGACAGGTCTTGTGCAATTTGTCATTAAAAAGTAAATTACCAAAATTGAAATTCCTGTAGTGTAGGTCATTAATCCCAACAAAAACAATTTTTTTTTCATAGTGAAATTATTTGATTAATTCAAATATAACCGTTTTTAATTTAAAAAACAAATTTATAATATTGTTTTTTAAAAAATAAAAAAATGATACAAAAGGTAGTCCACCAAAAATTAACAAATTAATTAATGATGGATGGGTTTCACCACAGAAACCGAATATATGTTTAATAAATTCCATAATTTATTTTTTTACAAAGGTACGAATAAGTTTTGACATTTCCAAATAAAAAAACTAGATGTACATCCAATCGTGATATTTATTTGATTTATCATTGTACATTAGCTTCAAATTGTGGTTGATAAAAATATCGTCTTCGGAAAGTCACCAAATACAAACTTTGTTACATCACAAAGCCACATTTCAGCCCCTACTTCAACTCCTCTGTATTTATCAAGTTTGTAAAACGCTCCATTTTCAATTTCCGTAGCAAGTCTTATATATTCCAACTTATCAGCATTTTCAAATTCATCTACTGATAATATTAACCAAACTTGCCCTTCACCTTCTGCCACATATTCGAGCATACTATCTGCACCAGCAACCATTTCAAGTTCGGCTTTGCTTCCAGTCCATTCAGGTAAATCAATATACCATCTGTTATCACATTCTTTGTAAAATCTTAATCTTTTCATATCGACTCTTTATCAATCAAATAATTAGTAAGGTCTAATTGTTATCATCGCACTAGATACAAAATATGCAATAACTCCAATCGCAGCACATATATAGAACAAAGTATATTTGTCACGTGTGCTTCTATATGTGTAATGACCAAATAAAATCAAAAAGGCATGGATAGCAAGATAAGCAACGTTCAAATGGAAAAACGTTTGTATCCATTCTTCACCAAACATTATGTAAAGCACAACCCTTATAATAAAGTGATAATATATATCCAACAAGAATATAATGCTTATGAGCGCCCCAAATATACTTGGGACAATGCCTTCATCTTCCAAGTCGTGAATTGTTACAAGAACTAGTATCGCTGATGCAATAGCGGCCAAAGGAGCCAGTATAGCACATACAATAACAAGTGTTACAACATTTATGTTGGTCATCTCATTGGCTGAGAACTCAGTTGTCCAATACTGACCACTTGATGTCTTTCGTGTGTTATAAAATTTCATTTTTTTTTAGTTTTTATTACATAATATACAAACCATAATCAACACTTTCAATTCTATTGAATTTCATACTATCCACATTCATTCCATTAGCGACCCAATTAGGTTCAATACGTGGATTATAACGTAATCTTTGTCCTTTTGCATCAGATTGATTAAAACCATGTGTTTTTATTGCCATATCTTCACACAATATCCATGCACAAACAATCTTTGTACCACCTTCAAAAATCTTTTTGGCTGCTGACTTGTTATTTTTAACTTGACACTTATTTAAAACCAATTGAACATCAGTTGGTGAATAATACTCAGTATTACCATCGGGGAAAATTACTTTCCACTTCATGTAGTTAACTCCTCTTCCAAGATTAAAACGAACTTTGATACTAGCCATTATAGATTAGGTTTGATTACTTAAGGTTTACAATCCACTCAACAGCTAATTCTTCTGGGTTTAAAAGACGTGTAGTCGCATCATGTTTGCACAAAAAGTATTTATACGCTTCGTAGAATTTTGGTTTAAGGTCACTAGCTGAAAAGCCTATTTCACTGGCCATTTCTTTTTTGTGGTGTTTTCTAGCTGTTGTAAACACAACAACATTCTTTTTACCAGATTTTTTTGCTTCAGCCATAACAGCTAACATTTTATCCAGTTCTTTGTTTCCAGTTGTCTCAACAGACGATTTTGTTTTTTTAGTTTTTGTCATTTTGTTTAAATTTAATACAAAGGTACATAATTAATTTGATATCTCCAAAAATTATTTTGTCTTTTTTAAAATTGGTTTCATTTTATTTTTCAATATGGTAATAGTCGACCTAATTTCTCTATATTCTACATCAGTCAATATAGGTGCACCACTTAACATATCGTGTACCATTCTGTTGCTAAGATTAACATACAAATTCTTCAAATCATTTACTGCCAAAGCTGTTAATTGGGCGTTAGTTGCTTTACCACTTTGATTTTGAATGTCTTTGTTTATTTGTGCTTTACCATATCGTCTTGGTAATAGTTTGGTCTTTTTTGGGGTATCTTTTTTAACTTCAACAACCGCTTCTTTTGGTTCTTCAACTTGTGTTACTTGGATACCATTTTGGTTGGATAACCTTTTATATTTTTCACAAAGAGGTTCCTTTGTCAATATTATTTTATCAAATAGCTGTTTTATCAAACTTTTAGTTTCTTCGCTAAGTCTGTTATCTAGAGATAAAGTTCTTACCATATTAAAAGGTAATTTTACTTCATCAGAGAATATTAAACGCAAATCTTCATCTGATTCAATTACAGAGATAGCTACAACCTCATTGTATTCTAATTCGTAAAGTTTTTGTATTTCTGTTGCCATATTAATTGGTTTAGATAGGGCAAAGGTAGTAAAATTTTTTGGAACTACCAAATCTTTTTGTCAAAAAAATATTTTTTTTTCTAGAAAATATTTTATACCTTTGTGTTAAACTAAAAGCGTGTCTTATGACATAACCAAGTGTAACACATATATAAAATGAAAAACCCCAGCTAATCTGGGGTTTGATGTTATGCTTTTACGTTTAGGTAAGCGGCTGGGTTGTTTATGATTTTCATAATCTTGGCCAATTCCTCATCATTGAACTGGTACAAACCGCCTTCATCGTTCTTTTCACGTCTTACCTTTTTGCTGAAAAGAGACCTGTCAGTGGCGTTTTTTGGATTACCAAGACCTGCTGCCGCCATAACTTGACTGGCTTTAAGCATGGTACCATCTAATTTTCTGGTTACTTCACCATAATCTTTTTCAGTATTTTTATTTTTTTTGTCGTTCTCCTCTTTTTCTTCCTTTTCTACAATAGGTGCGACAAAGGTTTCTCTCAATAATTCTTTTATTTTAGTCTTTTCCATAGTTTTTACTCTTAATAATAAATATCTGGAAAGGTATAAAACATCTAAAATTGTTTATGTACTCAAATGTGTACTTAAACTATCCTTGATTTTCATCATATGGTAGATATGAGATAATCTCAACTATTTCATCAACGGTTAGGTTTATTTCACTACCACCTTTTAATCCTTCCTCTCTTATTTCCGTTATTATATTATATAACATGGCATTTTGGAAATTAGCCCATCTATCAAATATCCTCATAATTTCATTTTCTTCCTCATTAAAGATAACCGAAAGTGATGAAATAACCTCTGATAATTTTTCTTCTTCACTTGTTCTTTTGTTTTTAACCAAAAAATCTTCATACGTATTTAATGTAAACCTGTAGTTTTTATTTAAATACTTGAAAATCAAGTCATCCATAATTAAATTATTTCATAGTTTTCCATTTGCACACGAATTTTACCTAAACATTTTTCTTTTATCTGCCTAACCATTTCACGTGTTACACCCATTTCTTCACCAACATCTTTTAGCGTTCTTGGGAAATCACCATCTAGACCGAACAAAGCTACCATAACACGCTTATCTCTAGGTTTAAGAGTGTCTAATACCTTATTCAACTCATTTTTAATATCGGCATGGTTAATGTCATGGTCAGCGGACTTAAAGATACTTTCATCAGAAATCGTGTCCGATAATATGGTGCCATTACCATCATCACCGCTAATATCACGGTCTAATGAGTCCATATGATAAGATGATAAAATATCCAAAAATTTATATTCTTCTACTTTCTTTTTGAAAGAAGTTGTATCAAATTTTTCAGCATCACCCATCATATCAATAGCTTCTTGTACTGTTACAGTGCGCCCAAATTTTTGTTCCAAAATAGATATTTCCTTATCTAATTTAGATAAGCTATTTATCTTATTGGATGGTAACCTAACCAGACGACCATGTTTGGAAAGGTGTTCCATTATTATTTTACGAACCCACCACACAGCATAAGAAATGAATTTAAAGCCCATACTTGGGTTAAATTTTTCAGCAGCTATGATAAGGCCTATGTTGCCTTCATTAACCAAATCTTCTAGAGGATTTTGTGGTGTGGCGTATTGTTTCGCAACACTAACAACAAACCTAAGATTTCTACTCACCAATTCATCAATAGCTTTTTTATCTCCTTTGCTAGCTTTCTCTGCTAAAAGAGTCTCTTGTTCAGGAGTAAGCACATCAATTGAGGCAATATCCTTAAGATATTGGTTGAAGGAAACGTTTTCACGATTGGTAACTCTGTTGTTAATTACTAGATTTTTCATTTATTAGTTTTACGATTAGAATAAAGATGAAATGCAAAGGTACTAAATTTTTTTGTATTTTGTAAGAAAAATTAATAATTTTTTTCCAACTCTCTATCCAAATCACGAAGTTTAATTGTTTTAGATTTGTCATACAGGTTTTTACCCTTTGCCAAACCGATTTCAATTTTAACAAAACCAGTTTTGGACAATATAACTTCCAAAGGTATAATAGTCAAACCCTTTTGTTTTACTTTTTCAGATAAAGACAATATTTCTTTCTTTTTTAATAAAAGTTTTCTATCACGCAACGGTTCGTGATTATTATGCACACCACCTTGCTTATGTTCAGATATGTACATGTTTTTTATAAATATTTCGTTATTTTGAATAAAACAATAAGCTTCATTTATGGTTACGTTACTCATTTTAACTGACTTAACTTCAGAACCTTTTAGTTGAATACCAGCGACAACTTTTTCTAAAATGTTATATTCGTAGTACGCTTTCTTATTGTTGATTATTAGCTTGCTCATTCTCTGGTTTATTTAATATGTCATCACATATGCGAATCAAATCAATTGTTTTTACCTTTACGACAACATCTTTTCTACCACTGCGCTGGTATAATGTATATGGGTCTTTAGTTTTTTCAATTATTTTTCCGACTACTTTTTTTTCAATAAAATTTACCAAAACCAATCTATCAACCATAATCCAATAGTCATTTGTCTCGAACGCAATATAATCTGCTTTACCGTATACCCATCCAGAATTTTTACCACCCAAAACGTTTTCTAATTCAACCCAATGAAAATTTTCATTAGGAAAAGGGTCGTATCTGTTTTGTTTTTTTAACCCTTTTACATCTATTTTTTTGAGGGCATCTTTATATAAAACTTCTAAATCCCAGTGTTCTTTTATATCCTGTTCCTTGGATGACTCAGTTACTTTGAGAAATAACTTAGCCATTTGTTTTTCTGTTATTTTACCTTCACTAAATTCTTTATGTGTCATTTTTTTATCTTTAAGTATCTAACCTCAATTGAATCCCCAACATTATACTTTTTGGTTGAGCCATATATCGTACCATATTTAGTATAATAGAACCACATTTTATCAGGCAAAAATTCGTATCTATTTCTATACGATATAGAATCAACCCTAACTTTTTCAACATAGTATTGGCCGATATAAGGTTTGTAAAAAAAAACCGCCAAAAAAATGAATAAAAAAAATAATACTAAAAAAATTGTTACTGTTTTTTCTTTTATCATATTTAAAGTCTCCCGATTTTTGTTTGACCATCTTCAATTATAAGATATTCATCCACACTACTTAAACAATCAATTAAAATCAACTTATTTTCTGGTAAGTAAGTTAGTTCTCTAACTTGAGTGTGACCCACTATGCACGTTATGTTTTCAACCATATCTTTAACCAAAGACTGTGGTCTTACCCATATTGGACCTTGTGTTATATCATCACCAGTTTGACTAAAATTATTACCCATGGTAAAACCAAATACTCTAGGTTGATATTTTAAAAATTCATTTATTAAATTAACCATAATGTCATTAACCAGTGGGTTTATGTTATTTGGCGCCAAAACAGTTTTAACCCAAGTTTTGGTCAACCCAGCGTGACTAAAAAAGAAATTATCATGTAGATAACACATTTGAACCAAACCATCGTTAATTGCTTTCTCAACGACTTCTCCAATATCCAAAGCATAGCTACCTTGATAACCAGAGTATGTTTCACCAATACCTTTTATGTAATGATAATCATGATTTCCAAACAATAAAATTACTTTATCTGGATTTGTTTTTTTAAATTCAACAATCTCATTAAAGTTTACTATTTGCTTATTACCACTATAACCTTTATTATGTGAATCAAAATAATCACCAATAAAAATAAACTTGTCAAATTCAGTTTCTTTTTCTAGAATTCTTTTCCAAGTTGAGCGACCATGCGTGTCACCAACAGCTATTATTCTGCTCATTTTTTAATTAATCTATTAATTTTTATAATCAAAACATTTACGTCTTTATCAGACAATATGTTTTTTAATTCTTTTTTTCTTCCACTGAAGAACAAGATTTGACTGTCTCTAGGTACAGCATACCAAAGAGCCTCATATTCATTATACCAGAAAATGTAGTTATATAAATTCATTTGTATTTTTTTTTAAAGTTCAACAATTATTGGTGTGTGGTTCATAATATATCTCAAATCCAAAAGGCTAGCATTAACCAATGTTGGGCCATCTGGCACATCAACTCTACCGTAAGCCTCGTGAATGTGACCACAAACATGAAGTTTCAAGTTTTTCAAATCAGATATTTTATTTCTTAGAAGAGGACAACCAACTGGTTCACCTCTATCTGTTAAGTCTAGATAGCCTCTCATAGGTCCGTGTGTAATAAGTATGTTGGTATCTATGGGTATCTTTTCCCAGTGTTCATTAATCATTGATGAAGTCCTGTTAAAAGCCCAATTGTAAAACCATGGTTGAACTGGACTACCCCAAATTTTAAAACCTTCTATCTCAACACCACTATCATTAAGATAAATAATATTCGGAAATTCCAATAACGTTTCTTTTATCTCTTCTGGTTTAGCTTCTTCGAAATAAAAGTCATGATTTCCAGCAATTAGTATTTTGTATTTAAAATTTAAATCATTATACCAATTCAAAAAATTTATAACTTCAGTTTTATATCCACGACTAGAAACATCACCAGCATGTATAATCATGTCAATGCTTCCATCTGCGTTATCAATATACTGACTAGGTATTTGATTGTGCTTTGTGTGGGTATCGGATATACAGATTATTTTCATTTTCTCTTAAGTAATTCTCTACCATTTATTAAAAGTTCTTCAATTTCCCACGGTGTGTATTTTTCATGGTGTTCAGTAAAGAATTGAATTTTGTATTCGTCATTTAAAGTCCCACCAAAAGTTAGTTTTGCTCCTTTCAACTCTTGTTCTAGTCTGTCATTTTCTTCCTCTAAATTACGTATCTCATATTCTAGTTCTGAAACTTCGTCTTCTAAATCTGAAACGTTAGGCGCATCGCCACCCAAGGCTTCATGCAAATCATCAGCATTCCATTTTAATTCAGATAAGATTGAACGTTCAGTTGCTTCAGCGTTGTCAATTGCATCGGCAATGAAATGATAACCTTTTATGTTCCTTCTAATAAATGTTGAAAGCAGGTTTTGAAATTCTTCAACTGGGTAATTATTTTCTTCTGTCATGTTAAATGTTTTGAGCAAAGGTACAAAAATAAATCGATATAAACAAGTTTCTGATTAGAATTCTTTCATCATTTTCTCAGACACTTCCAAAATTTTTTCGTTATACCAATCATCATACTGTTTATTTAAAACAGATGTTTGATAAGGAGTTTCTTCTGGAAAATTTTTACTTAATTTATATGTATTTATTTTTCCATAATATGGATGTATTACTATCCAATTGTATGGTCCTAAAATTAGCTTAGCTTCTTTGAAGAACGAATCTATTTTTTTTGAAAACACATTGTCAAAATACCACTCATTAATTATCGCCTCACCCTTTTCAATTATACTTGGTGTTTCTCCGCTAAACATAACTGAAGACAATCTAATTAAATCAGAACTACTCGTTTTTTTTTTCCTCATAAGTTTCATCTATGAACGTTTTAACTTTATCTTTTAAAACATAGTTAAAATAGTAATCTTCAAAAGTCTGTACAGTGAATGGTTTATCATATTTTTTGGACACCTCTAATTCACATAAAAAAGTCATCAGTTCGATACTCTTTTTATTAAATTCTAAAGAACCAAACTCATCATAAATTTCTTTTAATAATTCAGCTTTTTTATTATAAAACCATTCTTCAAAATAGATTTTTAATCCGCTTATATGACCAAAGATACTAGATATTTCATCATCGAAAAACTTTTCACTAAATTGTTTCTCTGTTTGTTTTTCAACAACATAATAATTTACATATGAAGCTTTTAAAAAATAATTTTTATCCAAGAAAGATTTTACCAAATACTCGTCTGTCATAGTCTTAATAATGTTAGATTTATATTTTTCTTTTCAACGTCTACTGACTTAACAACAATCATTACTTCGTCCCCAAGTTTTATTGTTTGACCTGTATTAAATCCTTTAACACAATAGTTATTAACATCTGCAACATAAGTATCTCCACCAATATCTGACAATCTAATCAACCCCTCACATTTGTTCTCTTGTATTTCAACAAACAAACCATATTCAGCAACTGATGTTACGATTCCTTTATATATTTTACCAACATTTTTTGACATGTAAATGCATTGCATGTACTTTATAGAATCACGTTCGGCTTTTTGTGCTTTCTTTTCTCTTTCTGATAAATAAACACACTTGGCTTCAAGCTTCTCCAGTTTAGGCGCTGCCTTTCCTTCCAATACTCTAGCCAATAATCTGTGAACCATTACGTCTGGATAACGTCTTATTGGACTGGTGAAATGTGTGTAGTCTTTGAATCCTAAACCATAATGACCAATGTTCTTGGTTCTGTAATCTGCTTTTTGCATGGTACGAACAACAAGATTGTCAATCATGTTTTCTTCTGGTTTGCCTTTCACATCCTCAAACAATTTATTAAGAGTTTTTGTGATTTCAACTGGGTCTTGTGTTTTGATATCATAACCAAATTGCTTGATAAACTCTTTTAAGTTGTTTAATTTTTCTTCGTTAGGTTTATCATGTGCACGGTTAACACTTGCTATGGCTTTGGAATTAAGGAATTGAGCAACGTGTCTGTTTGCCAACAACATATATTCCTCAATCAATTTATTTGAATCCTTACCAACTTTGAATATAATATCGGTTGGTTTATTATTGGAATCCAATTTGAAACGAACCTCTTGTTTATCAAAAGATATACTACCCTTCGATAAACGTGTTTTACGCATCTTCTTGGCTATCTTATCCAAATGAATGATAGCGTTGAATAACTCACTAAAAGGACCATTATTAGGTTCTGGTAGCTTTTCAAGTTCTATAACCTCTTGTGCTTCCTCATAAGTAAATCGGTGATTTGAATTAATTACAGTTCTTCCATACCATTCTTCCAATACATGACCATTATGGTCCAATTTAAACACCGCTGAGAAGCAAAGCTTATCTTCGTGTGGTCTAAGACTACATAAGCCATTAGAAAGCCTCTCTGGAAGCATAGGAACGCATCTATCCACAAGATAAACGCTGGTACCCCTATTATACGCTTCTTTGTCTAATTCAGTGTCAGGACGCAAATAATGGCTTACATCAGCGATATGAACACCAACATATAATTCTCCATTTACCCATTCAACACTCAAGGCATCATCAAAGTCTTTGGCATCGGCTGGGTCAATGGTAAAGGTAAGAACATTACGCATATCTCTACGCTTATCAATTTCTGATTGCGGAATAATTTCTGGGATGGCTTCTGATTCAGCGATTACATCAGAATCAAAATCATATGGTAACCCATACTCTTCAAGGATTGAGTGAATCTCTGTTTCATGCTCACCAGCGTCACCTATAACACGAATGATTTCACCATTAGGGTTCTTGGCATCATCTTTCCATTCTACCAGTCTGGCAACAACTTTTTGCCCATCTTTTACCCCCATTGATTTTGATATCGGAATAAAAAAATCTATTGGTAGTTTATTGCTATCTGGGATGAAAAAAGCATAGCGTGGAGATATTTGAATTGTTCCTACAAACTCCGTCCTAAAACGTTCTATTATCTCTATTACTTCACCTTCAATTGAACGGCCAGTGCCTTGAATTATTTTAACCTTTACGGTGTCTAAGTGTAATGCTTTATTTGTATTATTCTTGCTAATGTATATGTCTTTTGGTAAGTCATTGTTTACTAGGTACGCAGAACCACTAGCATTCATGCTCATGCGTCCTTCTATAATATTGTTTAATTTTATCATTTTCACAAATATACTATTTTTTATGTTATTATACAACAAAAAACCCACAAATTTTTGTGGGTTTCTGATTAGTGATGATTTGACAACACTACATTTACTTGAAAGTCTTTTAAACGCCCTTCTTCTACTTTTGTTTTTCCCCATCGTTCGAATGTTGGGATGTGTTCTAAACGGTCATCCCATTGTTCCACAATTTTTATAAACGGGTATTTTTCTAAAATCTCATTCAACGTCTTTATCTTTTCAACGTCTGTGCTACCACCTCTGTTGTAATAGTAACCATCAAATGAATAACCTTTTTCACTCAAAATCGATTCAACTTTATTGGCCAATCTTGAAATTCTACCAGTTAACATGATAACAGCTGTATTTTCTTTAGCTTTCTCAGCTTTGTAATCAGCCATAACACTAGCAATTGGTTTCATATCAAATATTGATGAATCCAAAGACTCTTCTCTACCCCACCAACCTTGATAAGGCCAAGGTTTACCAGTTTTCTCTTGGTATAGTTTTCTTCCAGAGTCTGGTAGTGGTGTGTCTATCAAAGTACCATCAAAATCGAAGACAGATAGTTTTGTAACGTTTTTCATAATTTAAACCATTTTAAAATACTTTGCCAAAAACCTAACTTAACTTTTGGTTCAAGCAAAGCACCATATATTCTTTTTGTCGCAGAACCAATCAACACTTTTGTTATCGGCCCATGAACATTTATTGTTTGTTTTAATGCACCACTTATTTTTCTGACTACTACCGTTTTATTCCTAGTTAATTTTTCAATAGTCTGTAAGTTTTCACTTTCATATTGTTCAAACAAATCTATTATTTTATCAATCTCACTGTCACCGACAACTCTGTGTAAAAGTTTATCTTTAAGCGTATTTTTTAATTTTTCATGTTTATTAGCAAGAATGTTAAATTTCATATTATACAAAGGTACAATTTTCTTTTCATAATTCCAAATTAGTTTTTGATTTTTGGTTTGATATTAACGAACATTTTTTTACCTTCAAGTTTTGGCATAGCTTCAGCTGTACCAAAATCTGTAAGTTTTAAAATAAGGTTTAACATAAGTTGTTCTCCTTTGCTAACAAAAGCCATTTCACGACCTTTAAACTGCATGGTTATTTTTACTTTATGGCCTTTTTGTAAGAATTCACACATATGTTTTACTCTGTAATCTAAGTCGTTTTCAGAGGTGTTTGGTCCTACTTTTATTTCTTTTACATCCAAGAATTTTTGTTTTTCTTTTTCCTTCTTCATTTGCTCATATAAGAACTTTTCATAGCTCATTATTTTACAAACGCCTATATCATTATTTTCAGAAATCAAAACTAAATCCAAACCCATTTCTTCTGACTTAATTAAAGCATCTTTTAAAGTAACTATTTCACCATTAAAAGCCCCAACTAATCTTATTTTTTGAATTTTAATTTCTTTATTTAATTTTTCTTTCCTATTTTGTTTTTTCATAATCTATTTTATAAATCAAACCTAATTTATTTTTTGTATGGTCTTTTTGTCTACAATAATTACCAATTGTTTTACTAGATATTTTTAATTCATTTAACGCTTCTTCGCTAGATTTCCAACTATTAAAAACCTCACCATCAATAATTTGATAAATTACTTTTTTTAATGAATTACTGATTTTTGATTTTGTATTGTTAGAACGGACCTTACCTTTCCACCATGATTCATTATTTTTATGAGATTCAGACATTTTTCTTTTAGTTTCGTCAGATAAAGTTTTACCTTTATTTGACTTACTTATCTTTTGTTTAGTTTCCTCAGAATGTTTTTTACCATCCCACCATGATTTTTTACCTCTATTTGTTTATCCATAAATTAATTTAAACTAGGTTTGGTAAAAGTATCGTTTTCTTCAGAATTGTCTTCGTCATCGTTTGTGACTTGAATGCTTTCTATCAATTCTTCTAATTCATCTAAAACACTAATCTCTAAAGACCCACTGACATCATCATACACCGCAATAATCAAATATTCACCAAAGTCTATTTTTTTTGTGACTTCCATAATTTTTTATTATAAATATCTAAATTAACTGAGTGTTTTAATTTTGGGGTTGATTATTTTCATATGTTAAAAACCCCATTCTTAACATTAATTTTTCAACAATTACCCAATCTATAAAAGGTCTATCTGAAATGCTGTTGTCATACTTAAGCGGTGCCCCTAGAGCAGCATCATCAATATATAATTGAGCATAGGCTTTAGGTGATTTTGTCCAATTATCTTGGGTTGGGTTTCTTTGTATGCCATAAAGTGGAATATTATTTTCTTTAAACCAATTAACCGCATCTGTTAAACCACTTTTAAATTTACCAGACTCCACACCACTATCACATCTCATTGTCCAAAGTATTAATTGATGTCCTTCGGCAACCAATCTCCTTAATATAGGTGCTGCACCTATATCATGACCAACATTTGGGTAATCGTGCGTAACACACGTGCCGTCAAAATCCACACACACAACAATACTATTTTTATTCGACATGTTTAAAAATTTTTTCTTTTAACTTACGACTTTTTTTACCTTTAATAATATTAAAAATTGTCATAGCATCAACTTTATAATATTTACCAGCTTGTATTAAGCTTGGCCATCTATTTATTTCATTACCTTCATTATCAAGTTCTATAACCTCTTTACCAACTGGGTTTTTATATCCATTCTCAAACAATTTTTTATGTGTTTCACTCATTTTTTTCTTAGCGTCATCACTAAATTCTTTTTTCTTAGTCCAATGATTATCACCACCTTGTGCTTCGCTTTTTATTTCATTACGCCATTCTGGATGTTTTAAACCTAAATTTGCTTGTCTAATTTTTTCTTTAGTCTCTTCACTACGTTTAACACCTAAAGATGAGTTAGCTATCATATTAATATTATATCGAGGTTTTTCTTTATTGATATAATATTGTTCTCGGTCTATTAATAAATCTTTTACTTCAACAAATTCTAAAACATAAAATTGAAAGGCACCTTTACCATGTTTATTATATGAGTTTTGAAGTTTAATGTTTTTGTGTTTTCTGTTTTTTAACTCACTAAAATGTCTATTTCTTCTTTTATAAACATCTTGAGATGAGCCAATATACTTTTTTCCGTTGATTTTGTTTTCTATACAATAGACCCCTGATTTTGTTTCCATAATGATATTTTATTATAAATATCATCATTTTTATAAAAAATCCGCTTTCCGTCAAAATCTACACAAATAAACATATTATTTAAAAGTTGTATATTCTCCATTTATAAAATTAACATGTTGAGCTCTACCATCATTGTGGATTATAACATGTGATTGTAACCAAGTGCTTGGGCCTAAATTATAACCTACACGTAGACTAGTGGATGTACCAACAGCAATCGCTCCATCTTTACGACCTGGAGTGTGATAGTGGCCAACAACTATTTTTGTGTTTAATCTTCTGAATTGAAGCAAAGAACCTCTACTACCATTAGAACCAATATCACCATGCTGACCTAATTCCCACCCACCTTTAACTTTATAAGATGAACGTCTATCCAATGTTATAAAATTAGGATATGTTTTATTTATTAAAGCTGGTATCACACCTTTAACGTTTTGATGATTGTTAGCGTATTGTTCCAACAATATATCGGATAATTGCATATACAATCTAGAGTTTTTAAAAGTAGGTTGTTTCTTCCAATCCTCATTTTTTAACCATCTATCTAAAAAGTCATCATGGTTGCTTCTCACTATAACCACATTCTCAAAATTCTCGAATGGTTTTAAACATTCTAGCAACACACCAATTTCCTTGTTTAAATCGTTTGTGCCGTTTACCTCTTTACCGTATTGAACGAATGGGTCTTTTAATTGGTGGTGCGAGATTGAATCGCCATCAAATACGTCATGCAACACAACATGTTTTGGTGATAAAACACTGGTTAGCTCAAATGTTTTATTCATCACTTCTTGGTCATGATGACCGAAATGAACATCTCCTAGAATCAACGCTTCAATTGATTCATTTCTGTTAACGGAACCATTTTCAACTCTGTAATACAAATCACTAAAAGAACCAGTTTTGTCATCAGCGGTTACTTGTCTGACAAAGAAAACATCTTTATCTTTTATCTCAACGATAACAAAACCAAATGTGTGGTGAAATTCACCTTTCTTGCCAGCTTTTGAGTCAGTATAGTTTTTAAGAGTAACAGCGCCAGTTGTTAGCATCATTTTTGGCTTACTCTCATCAAGAACTGGTATCATTTCTAACTGAACCTTTGGTGAACCAAAAATAGAAGAGTTAACACCACTCATGCCTTGCATACCACTCATTGGGTTGGTTGCAGTTGGTTGAATTTTAATATCGGACATTATTGACACATATTTGTGAATGTTGTGTCTGTTGGCATCAGAATATTTTATAACATCTGGGTCCCATGTCTCATGGTCTTTGTCAGTAAAAACAGATGTCGGATTCTTGTATCGACCAAGTATTATATGAATATCAGCATCAATCTCATTAGCATACGCTTCTATGTTCTTTAAAAACCCTTTATGAATATGCGTATCATTTTGAGCCCATGTTATAATAAATCTAGATTTATTTGGGTTGAATTGTCTTTGTTGTGCTTTAACATATTGTTCTGGTTCAACATCAACTTTTTCTTTGAATGAAAGTTTTTCACTACACCATTTACGGACAGTTCGCTCAGAGCGGTCAAACAAATCCATCAATAATTTCATTCTGTTATCCCACGATAATGATTTGTCTAGATAAATCAATCTAGCTTTATCAATTGTTTCATTAGTTAATTCTTTAAATTTCATCAATAATTTTATTTATAAAATGTTATTTTGCAAATATACTAAAAAATTATATATAGCAAATCTAAACGGTATATTTTATTGTTCAATATTATTTATAGACCTTACAAAATAAACACAACCATAATCAGAGTTTTTTGTTAATATGTCAGCTATCGCTTGTGCTTCATCAAAATTATCAAATTCCCAAATTTCAGAATGTATATCAACCAGCAAAACAGTATCTAATTTATCAACTAGATTGAAAGTTTTTACGATAGCATATGATTTTTTATTTTCACTCATAAAAGTTTTTTTTTATAGTTTTTTCCAATCACGAAGATGGAATTTTGTTTTATATGTACCTAACTCAAAATTACCATTGAATAAAATTATTTCTAAAGCCGTTGGTAGTTCTGAATATAACTTATCCCATTCAGCAATTTCTTCATCCTTATATGTAAAAAAAGAATCGTGTGTCAACAAATCAATATCTTTAGGTTTACCATTCAATATTAAATTGATAGCATCGTGAATATTATATTCACCAAATGGTGGCGCAGTTTCATCACCCTCATCGGCAACACCACTAATTATGCCTTGATGATTTACACTCCAACGTAAATTTTTTAGTAAAAGCACATGCTCTTTTTTTAAATCAAACTTAATTACACTCATATTAATATTATTTTATTTTACTTAAGCTTTTTATTATCTGTGCAAATATTCTTAAAATAAGAAACAAACCACCCACAAAACCAAAGTTATACCAGCTACCGTTATTGTTAATAGCATATACAGCAATATCATCACTAAACAAACTACCAATGAATGAAAACCCACTAATGACCCCATGCCATGTACCACCCCAAAAACCATAAACATGTTCAGATGGTTCAATACAATCTTTAACATTAATAGCATCTGCACAGCCAGACATTGATAAAACAACCAACATACCAAAAATTAAAAATAAATTTAGTTTTTTCATATCACTTATCCATTTTTTGGTTAAATATTTTGTCGTAATCTAATCTTTTCATGGAAAAATAAGTGCCATCATGTTTAAAGTACACGGTGTCACTAAAATAACTGATGTTTTTAGGTGTCCATGTTTTTAGTTCTTCAACTTCAATGTTCTTTTCTTTTTCATTGGCTACGCCAACACTAATCGTTTGTTTACTCATACTTATAATTTATAATTGCAAATATACTGTTTTTATTTCAATTTTCAAAGGTTATCAAAATTAATTTTTTGTTTAATTTTTTCGCTTTTTCTATACCGTCAAACGTTCCTCTTGACTGATTGTCCCAAAAAGCAACAACAATATCAGACTCATTTATTATATCTGTGTTCCTTATCATGCCAGCTGATTTACCATATTTTTTCCAATCAGGTAAAAATATTTTTGTTGGTATGGAATGTTCTTTTGCATAAAGCGCTGCCATAGAGTCAGCACCATCAGCACCACCAGAAATAATCAAACTAATCTCAATTTTGGATAATGTATTCTTTAACAATTCGAAGTTTTTAAAACTTCGGCTACCAATAACCGCTACATTCATACATTAGTATTTTATACTTTGAACCCCAAGGTTTGTTTTTCTTTTTCTAATTGACTGGCGTAGAATCCCTTGTACGATTCTTTTATTAAAGAAACTGTATCATCAATACCCCAGTTATCATCACCATCAGACATTTCTTTCAAGTTATCGGCCAAGTTAGCGATGAAGGCACCAGTTATATTTACTTTTTTACCATTTATTGTACCAGTTAATGCATCATAAACTTCTTTTATTCTCCATTTTTCCGATAAGTGGATATCACAAACTTTAACAATTTGTTCTTCGTTTAAGAAACTATAGTCCAAAGTGAAATTAAAGCGACCTGGCCTTTCAGCTGCTTTATCAACCAATCCCTTATCATTTGTTGAAGCCAACAAACTTATTTTTCTTTTCTTGACACCATCAAAGAATGATAAGAATTGACCTAATAAGCGAGTGTAACTCCCATTGTCACGTGAACCCAGATATAAATCTATATCATCCATTATGATAACTCCGTTTTCAAAAATTTCACAAGCTTCCAAGATAAGAGTAAGGTCGTTAGTATCGACAAACTCTGGTATAATAAAAGTAACTTGTGGAATAAGTCTTCTCGCAATTTCACGTATACTTTCAGTTTTACCAGTTCCTGGTTCACCATTCAACAAGTAACGTGCATAACCACCTTTAGACACACGTGTTATAAAATGTTCAATAAATTTTTTCTGAACATCATTTAGTATTAGTTCATTTTTTGATTCTTCAATATTGATGATTTCAATACTTGTAAAACGACCTTCTCTAAGTTTAACTTTTATACACTTACCTTTGTACTCGGAATTGTTAAACGCCAGTGAAATAATATCTTTAAATAATTTTTCAAAGTTACTATGTGTATTACCCTTTTTGCTACTAATAGTCAATTGAGTGCAGACATCATTTCTGTTGTCTTGGAACATTCTAGTTTGAATGATGTACTCATCCTCATCATTTTTTAATTTAGCAGCATACCAATAAGAACCAGTAACTTCATATATACCACCAAAACTAACTCTACCAACATTATCAACATTCCCATATGACGTAATTTCAATACTTTTTTGTTTGTTCTTATATGAAGAATGCAAAAATGCATTTACTATTGCAAACTCAATGAAGGTAATGTCATCAGTCAACGAATTTGACAAATAATCCTCGTCTTCTTCTATTTCTGGTTCTCGTACTATGATACCAAAATCATCAATTTCAATATCAATCGGTTGAATAGCTTCATCTTCTAAATCTTCAAGTATTTTAGTGATTATTTCTGACTTAATTGTTTTTCCTCTACCCATTTTGCTTATTTATTAAATTTTTCTTTTAATTTTAATAGAACATCGCTAGCATCTCCTATTGTATAGGTTGCACTACCACTATTTTTTTTCAGTTTTTGCGCTTTTTCTTTCACTTCTTTATCCTCTATCTCTGAGGCACGTTCAACAAAAGTCTCACGTTTTATTGAACCCAATAACCAATTGATATGTTTATCACCCTTAAGTGACTTGGTAATCACCCAATTAAAAAATTCTTGATACACAGAATATGACATAAATGTTGTCGTATCCTTTCCAGTGACACCTAACTTTTTATCACCTATAAGTTTGGCAAATGGTGATGTCTTATAATAGTTTTCGTCAAATATAGATTTAACATTATTCATGAAATCTGTTTTGAACTCTTCAGTTTGGATACCATCCATAATTTCTTGTGCAGAAATCAACGGCTCTTTTGTTATTGAACATTTAAAATCACCCTCTGGTTTTTTCCAAACTTTATCAACATTGCTCACAGGTACATAAGACCTAACCAAGTGGTTTAAAAAGTTTTTAGATTTTGGATTGCCAAGCATATTGTCCAAGCTCGCATGGATTTGTTCTGTTGTCATATATTATTAATTAAGTTAGCAAATAAAAAGTTAAAAATCAATGCATGAAAAATATAGAAAATATTAACGTTAAACTCATTAAACTAATTTTTCAGATATAATTTTACTCACCGTTTTATTGTCAAAAGCTTTTCCTTTTTGTTCTTTGTTAAACAACCCCATTAGGAAGCCTTGGTTTTTATTAACGTTATTTCTAGTCATCAATTCACTCACTATAGAATTAATTTCTTCTTCGCTCATTAGAACTGGTAGATATGGTGTTAAATAAGATAGTTCTTTTTTAACTTTGGTTAAATCTTGACCTAATTTTTCTTTAGCTTCTAATGTGTCAACCAAACCTTTTTCTAAAGCTTTTAGAACCTTTAAAACGTTTTCATCTGTCGATTCCACCATCTTACCTTCTTGCGTTTGAATCGTGCCTTTTATAAGACCCAAAAAATTTTTCCGTTCCATGTCTTTAGCTTTGTAAGCTTCCATGAAATCATTGTTAATTTTTTCTTTTAATGTCATATTAATTTTTTAATTACCAAATAATAATGATATGATATTTTTTTCTTTTGCTACTCATTGATTGAATCACAAAGGTACTAAATTATTTTAAAACTAACAAGTATTTAAGAAACTTTTTGTCCTTGTTAATAACAAGATTATTTGATGTCGCTACGACTATTGATAACTTGTTTATCTTTGTATTTTAAACCGTTATCAGTAACAGAAACATAGGTATCGTTTTTACCATATGTCATAACATCAAACACTTTAGAATATCCCCACTTTAACCAACGTTTAAATATTAATTCGTTTTTTTCGTTAAAAAGATAAAGCTCATCACCTATTATTTCCTTTCTTAATTTGCTCATAATTTAACACTCTCTCTTTTAATTTTATCAATTTAATTAACTCATCATGAATACAACTATCCTTTATATAGTTATAAGCCAACCACACATAGTTTACAGCACTTTTCAACTGCTCTTGTGTTGAACAAGAATCTATAACTGCAACGCATTTTTCAACCATATTTTTTTTTGTTTCAAGCAAAGGTACAAAATTAATATCGATTTAGCAAATTATTTGATTTATTTATTTTGGTTTGACAAGTCATTTAAATATTTTATACATGTGTTAACCAAGTCTTTTTTGTTTCCGTAATTGTTTTGTTCACAAACATAAATCAACGTACACAACGCCTCAAGTGTGCAAGATATATCATCAGTTATCATCTTTTTAGCCTCATCTGGTGTGGTGGGCATTACAAAATCAGTTGGTTTGTTTATTTTGACCACCTGTTCTCTTTCAGTGTCGATGTCTATAATAATTAAATTTTTCATATTGGTTTTCCCAAAGGTACTATAATTTTTTTAAAAAAGCAACTATTTATTAATAAAAACACAAAATGGCAAAAAAAGATTTAAAATCGTCTGTTTCATCAGTTATCACATTTGGTAAAAAGAAATGCAAAGGTAAAGCTAAAAAAAAATTCGGACCTAAAGCCGAAAAACCAAAAAAGTACAGAGGTCAAGGTAGATAACGTACACAAGAGATACTACGCTTTTTCAATATTTTAATTAGTAATGTGATTAAAGCTATCGTTATCATTAGTGGATTAATAAGAAACTGGTTTTTACATCTGTTCTTTGTGCCGCTACATCCCCATCACCTTTTGGCATTATCACTACGTTATACTGGTTCTTTTCACCTTTTGGTGTCTTCAACATTTCATCATAAGTCAAAAGTGTTTCATCTGGAACGTCATATTTTAAAGAAATTCTTTTCTTCAAAGTATCAACACCATCTTTTCCTTGTTTAAATATAACTTTGCCTTTTTCATCTACCGCATATTCTTTTTTGTCTTTTACCAATAAATCATCAAATAAAACTTTAGGTACCGTAACTTGATTCTTTTTGCTTTCAATGTCTTTTATCTGCGTAGACTGTTTTACATTGATATCTCCAGATACATTGACAACAAAATCTTCGTCTTCTAAGTTGGCTACATTGGCCATCTTGCTATATGCATATGAAGTTACATCATAACCATCAGTTTTTAATTGTTTGGTTATTCTATAAGCTATGTTAAAATATTCTTGGCTGAAAAAATCACCAGCATCATTCCACCTCATCTTTATTGATTTGTCTGGATTCTTCAACGCAACAGCTTCTAATTCTCTTAATAGTAATTTCTCAAATCTCTCTGGGAAATTAAGAAGCAAATTTAAGATTCTGGTTTGTTTAACAAAAACCCCTGGAAACATTACGTAACTACCTTGTCTTGCATAACAAAATAAAGCACAGGCTCCAGCCCCTGGACACGTATTAACGATATAAAAAACACCAGCTTCCAAATCATAAACCAAACCTCTTAAAGCTGGTATACCAATATTAACAGTAAGAGAATTATCAGCAGTCGATTTTTCCATTTTAGCGTTTACGCTCAAAATTTCTTTTGGCATAGAAGTTATATTCTTAATGAACGCATCCATATCTATTTCTCCTTCAACACCTTTTGGAATTGTTTTTCCATGTATATAAGGTTTATTTGTCGCTAGTTTTTCTCTTTCAGCTGGTTTTTTCTCGCAATTTGCGATTACTCTCTCCAAATATTCTCTGGCTTCATCAACAGTTAACTGTTTAAAAGATACATCTTTAAACGCCCCTTGAAGGTCAATCTCATATATAGTGTTAAGATTTTCTGTTAATATTTTTTTGATAAACTGTTTCATGTTTTTTTACTATAAATATTCAACGTTTAGCGTTTAGTCAAAACGATATTTATTTTTTGACCCATCAACTTTGGAATATACCATGTGACTGACTTTTGGTTCAAGTTCAGCCAAATTATTAAACTTTTTGATATATTTTTTAGACATGTTTGGCTTTAGATTTTTTTTTACTTTTTTTGATTTTTTGTCCAGAAGCCTTGTCTGGCTTGGCTTCAAGCATTTTTATTTTGTCTCTTATTTCAGCGGCTTTTTCATAATTTTCTTCTGAAATAGCATATTTTAATTGTTCTTCCAGACTTTTTTCAGTTTCTTGGGGTTTGATTTTATTTGGGTTATCAGATGCAGTTATCTTTACTATCTCACCATTTGGTGTGTACCAGATTCTTTTTTCAAAGAAGAAAATACCATCTAAGTATGTTTCTATTCTATCTGGTTTACCTAATGTTACATCCATTTTTTTCTCTAATTCATCACCTACATCATCAACGCTCTCAAAATTCTTAATCATGTCAATTAACTTTTTTGCTTCATTTTTAAAAGCACTCATAGGGTCGCCACCCATTGTTTCTTTGTTTCTTTTTAAGAACTCATTGAACAAGTCATCAAATGTTTTATCCATTTTTGATTAATTTTTTTTTTATATATTGATAAATATTGTTTTTTAAAACGTTTATTAGGTTTATATTGTAAAAAAACATAAAACCAGAAAAAAACAACCCAGACATTAAATACATAACAGACATGGTAACCCAATAACTATGAGTCATTTCATTTATAAAGAAAACTATCAAATCGTAACCAAAAGGATTTAAAAATAAAGCCATAGTCATGGTAACATTTGCCAGTATTTTTTTACCTAACTTAAATGAAATATAAGAGACCCCAAAGAATAGGGCCGCAGATACATATAATATATGCATTGTGGTCCAATAGTCGTTGGTTAATGACATTAATTTGTAAACTAAAATATCGAACCCAAAAGGGTTTAGGAAACTGGCCACGGCCAAACAAATGGTACCTATCTTCTTCCTTGTTGGTACTCTCACCTTTATCCATAATTAATTATAATACACTTTTATTTATAAGTAAATATTACTTATTCATAAATAATTTTAAAATTTTTGTATACGGTCTTTTCCTCTGTTGATTCAATAATAGCTTCGTAATCAATACCTTTAAAATGTTGAAATTTACCGTTACTATCCCTAAATGTAATATTTTCTAGTATGTAGTAATAAAAATCAGTAAAATCATTTTTTTCTATTTCTTTTAAATACTCTTTTGAGTGTGGTATGATTACTTCATCAAAGATATATGTCAAACCACCATCAGTGTTTTCTGGTAAGTTAATTATTGTTGGTCTAGGTGACCCAGATGCATCTGGGTTAAAATTAAGCGTTAAATTAAATTTAATTTCTGTCATGTTTTTATTCTTTTGTTCCTGTTATGTAAATAAATTTACCTCTTCTTTCAATATCACCGACTATTCTTTTAATTCCATAATTAAAGCATCTATAATTTTTATTGAACTATTTTTCATAGATACATACCCACAGCTGGCCTTACCACAATTGCATTTTCTTATATAATTTTCACCTTCTGAAATAATAGAAGTTCTTAATCTTTCTAAAAAAAAATATTTTTTTCAGACTCATTTCTTAGACGAAGTTTAATGTCATCATAAAATTTGTTTTCCAAATCATAAACGTTATTATATTTTCCTTCAAAAATATCAGTTACAATATATTCAATCACATCCATAAATTTTTCTATTCTTAAATTACACACAAAGGTACAAATTTTTTTTCTATTATGCAAGTGTTTTTAAAAATTCGAAAGTATTTTGTTAAAAAAATGTTTTTTAATAAAATGACAGATATTTATAATATATGAATCAAGAAACTAAACAAAAGAATTTTATCGCTAGAGCAATAAAAAGTCATGGTACTAAATACGATTATTCTAAAGTAGTCTATCTAGGACCACACGTTAAAGTTACCATAATATGTCCAGAGCATGGTGAGTTTGAGCAGACACCAGATAGTCATGTTAGAAATCACGGTTGCCCTAAATGTAACGGTGGTGTAAAAATAAATTTAGCAGCATTCCTATTAAAAGCAAATAAAAAACATAATAACAAGTATGACTACTCTAAAGTCACGTTTGACAAAACTAGTGAGAAAATAAAAATAGGTTGTCCAGAACACGGTGAGTTTGAGCAAACGGTATCCAATCATTTATTTGGTTATGGATGTCAAGCATGTGGGTTACTAACTAGGTCTAATAATAGAACTAAAAATAATGAATATTTCATAAAAAAATCAATTGAGGTACATGGTAATTTTTATGATTACTCTAAGGTAGTTTATGAAAAAATAAATAAAAAAGTTACCATTATATGTCCAGAACATGGTGAGTTTGAGCAGACACCAAATGACCATATATCAAATAAAAATGGTTGTCCAATATGTCGTGAATCTAAGGGTGAACGTGAAATAGCTAAATGGTTGGATACACATAAGATTCACTACAATAGACAACATAAATTCTCAGACTGTCGTGATATTCGACCATTACCGTTTGATTTTTATTTACCAGAATATAATGTATGTATAGAATATGATGGAGAACAACATTTTAAAGAGGTTAGTGTTTTTAATAATAAGAACAATAATTTGGCATTAATAAAGAAACGAGATAAAATTAAAACATTGTATTGTGACCAAAAAGAAAACCCTAACTTAATTAGGGTTAAATTTAATGAATTAAATAAGATTGATGAACTATTAGGTGTTATTTTACGCTAGACATACTGTCCCCAGTATTTTCCTGTTTATTACATTCACCACTGTCCATTATTTTACATTTAGTCACAACATAGTTATCATATAACAATGTTCTTATGGTTTTACCTAGAATAAACGAGACGAATCAACATCTCGTTAATTGAAAACTATTTTACAACTTTTGTTGTATCAACAGATGGTGCTACACCAGTATAAACACTAGTTGCTGTTGAATCTGAAGCTGGAGCTGGAACTTCGACATTAGTGCTATTGCTACCACAAGAAGCTAAAAGAACCACTAGACTCAAACCTATAAACATTTTTTTCATTCTATGTTTTTTTAAATTTAATCGTTATTTGTTGGTGTAAGGACCACGGCCTTTATAAATATATTCGTTATACAAATATACTAATAAAAGACTTAATCGTCAAGTTCATCTTCAAAATTGTTTTGATATATCAACAGATGGTTGTATAGGTTAAATAAAGTGAATTCAATTTGAAAAGCTGGGGTGTGTTCGCTTTTATATCTATCCAAATTTATATCAAATTTAAAAAAGGTTATACCATCTTTAAAAGACCTTATGGGTGCTAACAATTGTACCTCCCAATAAGTTTTTTCAAGCATTTCACCGTAAAAATAAAATTCTATAAAGTTTTTCATATTTTAATAAGAACAGGGACTTGTGGGGATTTTACCTAGACCCTAGAAATCGTTCACACTATCTCACCCCCTGTATATGAATCATTTTAAATTCATCGGTTGCCCATGGTCAGCCATAGCTCTTTTTGGTTATATCCCAAATGTGGGAAAGGGAGCCAACCTAGTGTTACACAAGTATGTCCTTTTTTGTTGGGAGAGTAGGACTCGAACCTACAAATGGCGGTTTCCATTAGCTTTTTTTTTGCTGAACTTAATCTTATACAGATTAAACTTTTTGCATTACCGCTGCCTTTACCAATTTGGCCACCTCCCAATATGCTTTTACCTTAGTGCGTACCTAGAGAAACGCCTCTCCAATCCACCACCCTACTCATTGTTTGGTCAAACAACTTATTTCGATAACGCAAAGGTACTAAATAAATTCATACCATGCAAGTGTTTTTAAAAAATTATTGTAATTCAACATCAAAATAATAGACACACATGGTATCATACCAAATACCAAAATTATAAATATTCTGAAAAGCTTTAGATTCATTATCATCCATAACTTTTTTAGCTAAATCTAGTATGAGATTAGCAAAGTACTGTAATATTTTCTTTTTCATAAAATAAAACTACTAAAAAAAATTGGTTTTTACAATTAATACCTCATTAAATTTTTAATTCTACTAACTTGTTCAAAAAGTTTGTAGTTTCTAAAATATGATGGTAAATCATTGATAAACACATAACCTTCATGTTCTTTTTTTTGCTGTTTATCATATATTTTTATGTAAACCTTACCATCTAACTTAAATCTTTGGCGGTCAATATCTATCCTTGCAATATCATTTTCTATCGTCTTTGCATCTGGACTTTGACCCAAACCTTTTAAAGTATTCTTTAAAAGGGTAATAATTTCTGATTTTAATTTTACCGTATTTGGTTGTTCTTCAGTATCATCCTGAGCACCTTCATCGTTAGAAAACTTATCTATAGCATCTGAAATATTACTCTTTATTGTCCTATATATTTCATCATTATCAACATCCATAAAATTCCAACCAGCTTCATTAACTTCCTCCCAAACTGTATCCATATTATCAGGTAAATCATTATCATTTAACATATTATCAATAAAATCACCTAAATTATCTATAAACTGTTCAGCATCTGTTGTAAATAATTTATAAGAAAGCAAATTCATTATGAACGGACCAACTTTCATGTATAAAGCATCATCATACAAATAAACAATAGATTTAATCTCATTTTTTACTTTATCCCAAGCTTTTTGTTCGGATTTTTCTTTAGCGTAAGTATATTCACTACTAATCGTTTCTCTGATACCATCTTTTTCTTTGTAAGTTTCTAATAAATCATCAACAGTTTCAAAATTAAACTCTAAACCAAATGAATCGAATTCTTGTTTTAAATCTTTATTGTTATTTATAAATTCTGTAAGATAATGTTTATATTCTTCATCCAACCTTTCTGGGTCATCATAAAAATAATCATCGTAATAACTACCACCCCATTGTCTATCTTCTTCAACTCTTTCTAATAATTCATAAACGTTACTACTCATTCTTTTTTGTAATATGCTTCCGTAATTGCTGGTGTCTATGATTATAAAATTACCAGAGTTAGAAAAAGTTATATCAACATTTTCTGGTACCATTGAATATAATTTATTCAAGGCTTCCTCGTCATCGTCTTTAGCTTTTAAAACAATAGTTTTTAAATCTTTAAATTCACTGGTAAATTTATCTGAAACATGTTTCTCCAACATTTCTATTTTATCTTCACCATTGTCTTTAATAAATCTATTTAACTCTTTTTTATCTAATGTTTCTAAATAACTCTTAATTTCTTCATCAGACAAAACAATAAGTTCAGTGTATGCCATTCTTAATCTTCTACGGTCATATGTAGAATTTTTTAAATACTCTTCTAACTTTCTTTTACTTATTTGCGTGTATCTTTTTAAAACATCTTTTTTTGGTTTTATGTGTGCGAATTGTTCGTCATTTAAACCTATACCAAAAGAAACATAAAGGTTTAATAAATCATCTGGAAGTTCAATCAATTGTTTTGTTGTAATTGGTCTAGATATTGTTGGATAAATGTCCAAATAACTTCTTTTATCTTCATAACTTAGTTTAGCAAATTCTTGGTCATTTATACCATTCTTAAATCTATTATTCTTTTCCCTTTCTTCATCTGTAAAAGGTTTTGGTTTAAGTACTTCTTTTATTTGTGCAATATTCGGACTTAGTTTTAATATATCTTTCCAACTCATCTGTTTGTCACCATCATTATTTGCTGAAGTAACAATATATTGTTCATTTTCATCACTTTCAATGTCTATGTTTTTTGGTACTTGAATAACAAAAAAGTGATATGGATATTTAAACTGTCCTTTAAAAACATTCTTAGTCATATTCCAAACACCAAATTCTTTTTCGGTCAATTTTTTGTTTTTAACAAAATAAAAAGCTGGCTCATAAGGTTTAAAACGATATGTGTAAAACATATTAGAAGAATCACTTCTAGCTACACACCATGAATAAGGAAAACTACCCTTATACTTTATACAAGCTCTTGGAGTATCGGCATAGTAAACAATAAAATTGTCATCTTCATATACTGGTTTTGCGTCCAATTCTATATCTTCTTTCTTACCTAGTGTTGAAACACCTTGTCTTCTACCACCAACATAATCAACCAACCTTTCCAAATCATGGAAATCTTTATAAGCATCAATATCGTTACGTTTTTGAGGTGGCACTGGAATGTCTAACTTATCATCAAACATTTCTTTGAACTTGTTATCTCTAATATACTTAAACTTATCAATATATGTTTTAACAATATTAGCATCGAAACCTTGTTTAATAAAATTAGCTGTCTGCGACTTGAAATCTTCATTAATGATTTCTTTAAATATATTTGAAATTTTCATCTTAAAGTTGCTTTTTCATAAATATCCAAACAAATAAAAAAAGCCCCTTTCGGAGCTTTGTGGAGCGCTAGGAAATCGAATCCTACCAGAAACCTTGCAAAGGTCTCTCGCCAGCCTTGGTACATGGCACCCCATATTTGGAAGATGATGGGGTTCGAACCCACAACTTCTGGCTCCACGCCAGAGTTTTACCAATTAAACTACATCCTCTAACTAAATAACTATTGATGGCCATCATTCGTTACTTAGTATGGATTTTCATTATTCGTGGTGGCCACCACAAAAATAACGATTACCATTTTTGGCGGAATATACGGGATTCGAACCCGTGACCTTCGCAGTGACAGTGCGATATTGTAACCAACTCTACTAATATTCCATATAAGGACCCAACGTTGACTAGAGGCTAGTCTACCGTAACATTTTGTAGCACCAAGGGGAATTGAACCCCTGTTTTCTGGTTGAAAACCAGACGAACTAACCACTATTCGATGGTGCCATGCGTGGGACGGGCTGGAATCGAACCAGCGACACGTGGCTCTTCAGGCCACTGCTCTACCAACTGAGCTACCGTCCCATATGTTTTAAAACAAAAAAGCCTGACTTTTTATGGTCAGGCTTCTTATCACACACTTAACTTTTATGTTAACTTTTGACAATATACTTGACCCCTAGGCTTTTATCGGCCTCGGCTGCGAATTCAAACGCAAAATCGAATATGTTAGCAAAAGTTCTCATTTTTTTTTTGTTTTTGGGTTTCCCCGTTTTAATTAAATATGTCTTTGTTTTTAAAAGTTATGCAAAGGTACAAACTTTTTTTGATATTGTCAAGTTTTTTTCAAACTTTTTTTTTAATTACCCAGCGTATTCTTTCATCAACGCATTGAACTGAGCATAAGTCTCTTTCGTTACGTTTTTGCTGCGATAATTTTCTCTCAAACGAAGTTTGATATCAGAAACATAGTTACGGCCATAATTGGCTTGGCGTGATGCTTCTGAAAGTGAAATGTTGCGTCTGATAGCGATTTTCAAAATTTTGATACCATTTTTAACGCTTTGTTCTGTTCTAGTATTACTCATAATTTTTTTTTTATGAATTGTTATTAATAATGCAAATGTACATAAAAGATATTATAGTTGCAAGTTATTTAACGTTTTTAACAAAAAAATTTTTTAAGTTTTTTTGACTGATTAATTCCAATAACACATCCCCATGACATGGTTTTGGTTTGCAAAAACACCCAAGTGTTTTCCCTTCCAATTCATGAAGTGAATCATATAGTTCTGGTGTTGATAGGATGTGTTCTTTATATTTTGAAATAGCTTCTTCAGAAGAATCGACTATTTCACAAGCTAAAGTTTCTTTATCTTTTATGGTTGTATATGGGTTTCCCCATTTTGAACCTCTACCTATGTAAACATCATAAGGTTCTTTGTTTAAGTTAACCACTATTGTTGGGGTTTGTTTTTTATTTTCCATTTACTACCTTTTTTATAATATAAAACAGCTTCTATTTTTGGTATATCTATAAAAGAATCAATATAACTATCATCCACATGTGATTCATTACACGATATTGTAACGACTTTTTTCTTGTATTTTTCTATGGTTTTTTTATCAATCATAAAAAATTCATCAAGTTCTGGTTTCCAAACAATATAATAATCGGCTTGTGTATTTTTTTTCCTTATTGGAATATGAATGGTTGAATATACATCTCTAATGGTTACGAAATTCATTCTAGTTTCATTTTCAAATGAAATCTCACCCCCATCTTTTGTAAACTTAATATCATATTTTTTAAAATGTTCAGTCTCTATAGCTCCAACCAAAGAGTATCCTTTAGCTAACATCATATTAACCAATTCCTTTTTATTTTTTAAATCAAAAGAATCGTATGCTTTTTTGTTAAATGGTCTTCCCATGTTTTTAATAAATATTTATAAATATAAAGAACATTTGTGAATTTATCAAGTTTTTTACAAAAAATTAATATTTATATATAATGAAAATCCTAGAAGTATATAATAACCTTATAAATGAGATTGAAATTGAAGCGTGTGTTAAAAAGTTTGGTAACGAACTTTTTGCTGATGAATTAGGTGGAAAAGAAAGAAACACTGGAATCGAAAACAAATATGTTGATGATATAAAAGATTTTACTGATAACAAGTACGGTGAAGCAACTGAGTCAGATTTTATAAAAGTGGTTAAGAATCTTAAAGGTTGTATGCAACAATATCCTGAAGTGCTTATACCAGAAAAAACAAAGGTATACCGTGGTTTAACATTACCAGCTGAGTATTTCATAAGGTCAAAACAACCAATAAGTCTTCAGAAACCATTTCCTTATGTTTATAAAGCTAGAAACAAAGTTCAAAGTTGGTCAACAAATTTTGATTCCGCTTCAATATTTGGTAATCATGATATTTTAAATGAAGTAGCAAGTAGTATTAATTTTAATGATTATCAAACACCAGAAGCAAGAAAAGAACTATTAAAAGAAATTATTGCGAAAGATTTAAGAATGGCTTTTGTTTTAGAATATACGACAAACCCAAACGAATTCATTTTTAAATCTAAGTATTTTAAAATTCTATCTAGAGCATATCATGAAGATGAGGTGATTAGAATTGACAACAAACCTATAAATGTAATAGCAAAGTTTAATGACCACGTTGATGTGTTTTTAACTTACAAAAGCATCTTATTAATACGTTTAATCAATAAAGCAATTAGTGAGCTTTAATATTTACTTATCTATCTTATTTAATTAATGTTATTCTATGGGTTATTTATACCTTTTATTGGAAGTTGACAAAGACGGAAATGAACGTCATAAAATTGGTATCACCAAAAGAAATGTTGATATTAGGTGTAAAGAGTTGCAAACTGGGAATTCTAACGTAATTAGTTTATTAAAAACTTATGAAACCAATAACTATATAAAATTAGAAAAATGGTTACATGGTAATTTTCATCCACAAAAAACTGAAGCTGATAACGAATGGTTTACATTGACTGACGACCAAGTTACCAACTTCATTGCAGAATGTAAAAAAGCAGATGAAATAATTACCTTTATGAAAGAAAACAACCCTTTTTTTAAATAATTACTTGAACAACTGTTTGTATAGTTTCATGAACTCTTTTTTAGCTTTATTGGGAGTCCAACATTTGAATTCTTTGTTGTCAATTACTGCTAAGTTAGCCCACTCAATCAATAACATCTTTCTATCTATTTTCTTTATGTTATTACTCAATGGCCATTCCAAATCATACTTTTTAAAGATAATTCCCATAAGCTTATCTTCATATTGCTTATATTCACCCATTCTTACTTTGATTGGTGACGGCATATCCAACAGATACGCTTCACTTCCATCATGCAATAACGCAGCTTTTTTGTCCTTTTTGGTTTTGGCCATTTCAGCACATAATACGCTATGTTGAGCAACAGAATAATGTCTGTTTAGATGACCACCAAATCTTGGTAAGCGAGATAAGGCATGAGCAATATCTTCAATTTTAATTGAATCTGGGTTGGTGTCAAAAACATTAACAAATGTTCCAGAATTTGTTCTAATGCTGCCAGTTGGGGCCTCATCAATGTTAGTGCTGTTAATTTTTTTCATTTAATATGTTTAATAATAATCTTATATGATTCAAAATCTTCGTATATGCTTTCAACTGAACTGTTTATGATATAATCTTCATATGTTTCAGCACCAATTAAATTAGTGATGAATATTTTGAAACCAGACATAGCATCACCCAATTCTTTTCCTTCTAGACCATACTTACGCATTACATCACCACCATTAAATTTAGCTTTGATATAAAAAGATTTGCAGTACTCATATTCAACTTTACGAATTTCTAATTCTAGATTGGCATATGGAAATGCTTCAGCAATCATTTTATTATATTCTTCTTGAGTTTTATCAAACTGGTATTCGTGATTCTCATCAGCAACATTTGCATCCATCCACTCAAGGAATGTCATGTATGATTTTCGTTTTACATTTCTATCACGATTGATTTTATTCAACTGGTTCAGTTGAAACATCTTCCAGTTGAAAAAACGACAAGTTGCAATATATTCAAAGATGTCCTCCAGTTCATCAAAACCTTCAAGATACCTTTCATAAGAAAGACCTAGAAATTTAAATATATCTTGATAGTTCTTTGATATTGGAATACGAGCGATGTTCATACCTTTAAAGTAATGTTCATACCATAGTCCTTCTTGTCCGTACTTCAATCCAAATCCCTGTGCTATACGACCTATAAAGTTACCAAGGTCATTATATGACAGATACATTTCATTGGTGTCAAAGTCTTCAGCTGAAACTGTAATGAGGTCTACTTGAAGTTCTTTGTAATCAAATGACCAGCAGTTCCCATTATGAAATATTTCATTTGGATTGAATTTATCAGTGATATAATCACGCATGTTATCATTAAAACCTTCCATTGATAGGATGATGTCGGCATCACCAAATGATGGTTTGTTTTTATAGAATAGAGGCATGACCACACGTTTAAAGTCTGGCCTTAATATGTCCATAAGTTCAATACTGATACTGTCAAATTCTGCTATCTCGTATCTACGAGTAATTGTATTTTTAAGCGCCCTTCCACCCATTTTATTTTCTTTTAATTACGAATTCAAATTCTATTTCTTTGCCTTGTGCCATTTCTTCTGCCACATCTAGCATTTCTTTCAAGTATTTTCTTCTGCTTATTTCACCGCCAGCAAATACAATTGTTAAACCATAATTTTTTATTGGATAACCAGATGCTGTGTTTCCCCAACCTTTACCATCGTGTGACAAGGCAAATTTTCCTTCTTGGAAATCATCGTATTGTTGTTTGGTCAATCGGTATACCAATACGCTATTATTGAATACTGTTGAAAATACAACCATTGAGTTATGTTCGGGAAAATATTTTACATAGTTATTACATGTATCATTTCTACCAAAGTCGAACCCCATTACTTTATAACCGTATTCTAAAAGGTGTTTACGTGTAAAAAACATATTATTTTATTTTGTGAATACAAAGGTACATAATTAAATTGATTATTCCAAATTTAAACGTTTAAATTTGCTTTTTCAATGATTTGGTCGTCAGTATATTTACCAATAAGAGATTCCACAAAATAGATTTTGTCTATTGTCATACCTTCTGTTTTTTCAGCAAGTGTTTTATCTCCTAATATTTTTAACCTAGTTTCATATGATGGTGACGTGATTTCTCTTACAAATTTGAATCTAGATGAACGTAGTTTTATTGAGTCATCTATTTTGTCAATATCATTAGCTGTCATTATAAAAACAACTTGGTTGTAGTCATTATATATTCCATCTAAAGCATTTATGATAGCATCAAAAGTAAACTTTATGTTTTCATTCTTTAATGTACAATCTCTTTTATTAAAATAATTGTCAAAATCTTCAAATAGAACAATACATTTTTCTGGTATAGAACTAAACATCATTAATACGTCCAAATTGCTAAAATCTGGGTTTAAATATACTGTATATATTGGTAATAGATATTTTTGCGATAAATATTTTACCAACCTTGTTTTTCCCGTACCAGGTTTTCCATATAATAAACATCCAGTTTTTGATTTTTTATTTTCTAACATATCTTTTATGTCAGCTTCAATATCTTCATATAAATCTTTGTCTATGGATATTGTTGGTTCAGATATTTGTAATTCACCTAATTTATCTGAACCATGAGGTCCTAATAGCATTACATTTATACTATCTTTTACACTAGAAATAGTTTTGATGTAATTTATAACTTTATCTTTTTGCCATCTAAAGAAATATATTTCAGAAACAGTATCTTTGCTTTGCCATCCAGCATTTAATAACCTTTCATTTCTTTTAAATAAAAAAAAACAACCATCAATATAACAAAAAATTTCATAAATCGATGGATATTTTTTATTTACACTAAACTCATTATTTAGTTCAAACTTAAAAGTAGCTTCATTTTGAAATTTTTTAATTAGAATTTTACTAACATTATCATCTAATCTATAATTTTGAGATACGATAAATTTTAATATAGCCCAAATTGATATTATACTTGAAGCTACGATACCAAAAATTGAAAGGATTGTTGTTGTTGTCATGTTAAAAAATTAATTTTAAATAAATGTTCTATATATTTTGAATGAAGAATATTTTTTTCATTTGCATAGCCAATTGTCATATGTAAGTCAAAAAATGGTTTACCTAATCCTAATTCAGCTCTGATACCTTGTAAATCATTTTTTGATTCTTCAGACAAAGTTAACCACCAATATTGTTTTGATATTTTTGGGGTTAATCCTAGAATTATTGGTACTGGCAAACCATCCCATTTTATTTACGTTTAACTATGAATTCAAAATTTACTTTTTTACCTTTTGCGATTTACTCAACCAACAATTTTTACTAATCAACCATGCATATAAATGGTAAACCATCAGATACATTTATCTCCCAATCTAAACCAAGACTCTCAAATTCATTTATCCACTTTGACATCACAAAAATATGTGACGCAATTTTAGATTCTTCATTATTTATAAAACTATGTGGCGAATCAAATTCATCAATGATTCGATTACCTAATTTAGATAATTTATTTTTTTCATCGTTACTTAGTCTTTTTAAAATTTCTGATTTTTTCATAATACAAATCTACTAAAAATTTTTCTAATTACCAAATAAAACCATTAATAATTCCATTTTTGATATATTCGTTGTGAAAAGAATTCTTTTCATTTGCATAACCAATTGTCATGTGCAAATCAAAAAATGGTTTACCCAAACCTAATTCAGCTCTAATCCCTAATAAATTTCTGGTGCTTTCTTCATCCAAATTTAACCACCAATATTCTTTTTTAAAAGATGGTGTTAGTAACAAAGTTATCGAGACCGTTTGATTATCCCACTTTGTTTTTGATGAGTTCCATAAAGCATCAACTTCAGTAATATGTTTTTTACCATTTTGTGACAAGTCACGTATGCTATCGTTAATAAAGGATATGTGTGCGCCTCTCAAAGGTTTGTTTAATTCTAAACTATAACGTTTCTTTATAAACCAAGTATAATAGTCTGTAACATCACCATCAAATATAACCATAGCAATTCTTTTCCACGAAGCTTGTTCACGGTGCTTATTGGTTCTATCTATTGGTTCGAACTTTATTTTACCATCTATAGTAATTCTGTCTTGCATTAAGCCAACCTCAAAGGTTTTAAATATTCTCTCAAGAAAACGTTCTTTTCCCCACCTATCTTTTCCACCCAATGTTTGTAGTTATTAGCATTTCTTTCTTCTAATTCTAATAATTGTTTTTCACTAGGTTTTTTTCTACTATATGGTAAAGTCTCAGGAACAAAATCTGGGTACAAAGTTCTATTAAAAACTCGTTCATCAACCAAAAATACAAATGCAGTCAATTGATTGCCTAAGTCTGGTTCATAAAAAGCAGAAACAAGCACACCAGTATCATAAAAAGCTTTTAGATGTTTATTTAACGTACCAACATATGTTTCACTATTGTTGGTCGTCCCACCATTTAGAATAATAAATGTTTTATCTTTATTGGCCCACTTATCGTAAATTTTTTCTATTTTACCAGCGCCTTTTACATTTTGACCATATTCAACAACAGCATGACCGTATTGTATTCCAGCATGTATAGTACCAGTTAATTGATAATTTACCAAGCCATACATACGATATTCTAAGAACATCTCTGTTTTTCTAGGTTGTGAGTTAGGTTTAACCGTGCAATTGCTTATTCTAGACTTGAAGGTTTCAGCGTCTATTTTTTCTTCATAATAAGCTTCTTCGTAAAATGGGTAATCATTGCTATCTGTATCCCAATCTGATAATTTAAGAAGTCTGATGTTAGCTTCTAAACACCATTCATAACCTGTTTTTAAAATATTAGTATTCATTTGACAAAGGTACTAAAAAAAATCAAAACTACCAAATCTTTCTAAAAAATTTTCTAGCTTTGTATTTTAACAGACACCAATAATGTCTAATTTCAAATATCATTTTATCAATGAAAGTCTCTTTTTTAAACCCGTCTTCACTGTAATGATATTCTACACATGGCTGTGGTCTACCACGTTCATCTAAGTATACCCAATACCCATCTTCTTTTGTAATCGGCCCTATATATTCATCACCTTCATATTCAATCCATCTCCAATCTTTATTTTCAATACCCTCTGGTTTATCAGTTGGTAACCCTTCTTGCTCTAACCCATAATTCCAATTACAAGAACAACCAATTTTATTATCTGGGTGTATCACACAATCATCACAAGAGTAAGGGTTTGAATCGTTTGAATATCCTGGTAAATAGACCCACACGGCCATTTTCCCACATTCACATTTATGTTTTGCCATTGTTTTGTTTTTCAGTTTGTAATTCTTCAAAACTTAAAAGACCTTTTCCGTACTTCTCCATTCTGTCAGCGTACCTATTTTTTACTCTTTGTGAAATAGGTATTGGGTTGCCTTCTTCGTCTATATGAACAAATTTAATATTTGTATGCACAACAACATCTTGTTTTCCAGTATAAACATTGTGTTTACGCACTTCAACATAAAGAGTTATTGATGTATTACCAAACTCTTTTACCGTTGCATAACATTTAATAATATTACCAACTTTTACAGGATTTTTAAACACTAATTCGTCAATTTTTACCGTGACCATTCTTGGCGAATCACATATTTGGGCAGCGTATGCTGCTGATGCCAAATCAATTATAGACATCATTTCCCCACCAAACATATTTGAATGAACACCCAACTGATTAGCGGTGCAAATATTTGTTGTTACTAGTTCCATTACCAATTACGTGTGTCGTCTTCAAATAACGCTGGGTTATTTTTTATCCATTCTAAAAATAATGGTTGCATTTCTGGAGGTAGCATAAAACCACCCATATAAACAACATTCATCACAATCTCAATTTCTTGACCAGCTTGAAGAGTCAATCCTCTCGCCACCTCAACCGTTTTTTTTAATTTATATACTCTGTTCTTAATCATAACTATTAAATATTATTATATTTAACTAAAAAATATTTTTTAGCTATTTCTGACACATACTTAACAATATCTTTGAATTCAAAACCAGCGTCCGAAATAATATCAGCGTCTTCTTTAAGAACATCAAACGAAACATTTTTAATATATTCACCTAAACGTTTAATATCTAATTCACCACCGTTAATAAGATTAAATGTATTAGTTAACATTTGGTCCAATCTCCATTCTGGTGTTACTTTATCAGCTAATTCTTGAAGTTTTGCAATCCTAACATCATCAACTGGTTTTACTGTTTTTACTTTAGAACCAGTTGCATGTTTTTCACCTTTAGACTTGAAAGAAACTCTTTGACCTTTATCATTTACATAAGTAAAGACAATACCCTCACCAACACCAGAAAAACCAAATTCTTTAGCAATAGGACATTCTTCTTCAACCGATAATGTCATTTCTACTATTTTATTTTGAACCAATTCTGGATGTTTAAAATCAATCTCGATTTCAAATGTTTTAAAATCGTTTACATTGAAAATTTTCGCTTCAACATTTTTAAAAGTGGTGTAGTCTACCCAATATGCTGGTTTTTCTTTTCTTTCTTCATCTGTTTCAACATGTGGTGTTATTTTAATACCAAAAATAAAAAATGATTTTGGGATGTTTGTGATAGCAACACCTTTTTGAATTGACGAACCAGCCCATTCACCATAAAGCGAAATAGTGTTTTCATCTAAATTAATTTCAAATTTTTCAGCAATTTGATTTAAAATTTCCAAAAAAGCAGTTTTATTTGTTTCAACAAAGAAAGCAAATCCAGCATTATCTGATAATGGTGTGATAATGTTTTCACGTGATTGAACCCAAATACCATCTGACTTGTTAAAACAAACTCCAGCGTTGGAGTTGTGGACCAATATACCATTAACAAAAAAACAATTAGTATCTTTAACAGATATATCATATGATTTTTTATTTTCAATTTTTTCAATTTTTTTTAATTTCATATTTTCTTTTATTTATAAATTTAAGTATTTTTTCTTTAGTTTTTTCACGATTTAAACCCCAATCTTCTTCCCAAACGACAAATGTAATATAACCTAATGATTTTAATTTATAATACCTGTTTCTATCTTTTCCCCATTTTTCACTAGCCGTCATTTTAATTACTTTATTATAATCGTTAGGTTTCCATTTCCTAGGATTACAATGGTACATATCACCATTAAATTCTATAATTATTTTTAAGTTTAAATTACATTCATCAACTTCCATATTTAAAATTTGTTCATGTTGCTTAAAACCAAACTCCTTTAAAAATAAATGTAATTCGTTATGACCTTTACTTGTAAAACCTATTTTACTATTTTTAAAAACCTTTAAAAAATGTTCACGTTTTAAATTTTCATCACTATTAAGTTTATCATGTAATGCTTTATTAGCTTTAGTTACTTGCTGTTTTTGTTGGAGTTCACTCATATTATTCCACCTTTCAGTACTAAATTTACCTTTATTATTTGGATTTTTCTTATGTGAAATTTTACCAGCATCACTAGATATTTTACTTTTTTCTTCTTTAGTAAAAGATTTTAAAATTTTACCACCAATTTTACCAAAATTTTTCCCATTTTCAATTTTACGACACCGACCACAAAGTTGTTTACCCCATTTATTTTCATTTTCTAACGTGTCTTTAACTCTTTCTTCAAATATTTTACAACATATATCACAACAAACCTCGTTTATAGGTTCAGTTTTCATAGATATTTTCTTAACATAACCAAACCGACCATTAACTAATTTACACCAAGTCTTTAGAATCATTTTACCTTTATTTATATTTTATTATTTAATATAAATATGTAGGTATTCACGAAACTAATGCTAAATCATCATTGATTCCAAAAAAATATCATTTTCTGTTAAATTTTTAGCTTCAACCCAGCCTCTATTGATTGTATAAAATTTATGGTCTTCAGTACATTCAATAAAAGAATCATTATCAAAAATTAATTTTAACCATTTTTTATCAGACTCTTTATTTTCAGTATGTAAAACTTCTTTTTCTATAAACTTACCATTTTCAATATCATAAGATAAAACTTGGTCACCAACATTAATTTCAGATATTGGTATTTCTTCGCCATTAGCTAACATAACTAAACTATCCTTGTCAAAACAACCGTGAATTTTGACGGTACCTTTAAATGTTAGAACTGGTTTAGGTAGTGAAGAATCATAAATAGCTTCACCATTTTCATCCAAACCAACAAAATTGTATTGGCGATTTACGGTGCCAACAACATTTCTAAATTGCTCAATAGATGGGAATGAAATATGTTTTTTCATAATGCTTTTTTAACGTCTAATTTGATTAATCATTGAATTAACTAAACTCATATTATTTATAATTAAAACCCCTACTCTATAATACTATTTTCGGGTTACTGGTTTATTTTAATACAAAGGTACAAAATGTTTTTGAATCTTGCAAATTTATTTTACAAAATATTTAACTTTTCTAATTTATTGGTATATTTATATGTATAACAAATGAAATACACTATGCAGAAAGAAAAACAAAAAGATGTTATCTGGCCAATCAGAATGTCACAAGAACTTAAAAACATGTTTAAATCACATTGTGATAGACACGGTTATTCAATGAACAAATTGATTAAAATACTAATAGAAAATGAACTTAAACGTGAAAAATAAAACATATATCATTTATAAAATTACCAATAAAATTAACAATAAAACTTATATTGGTCTTACCAGCCGTGATTTTAACGTCCGCAAATATGAACACATATATGAAAGCCAAATAGAAAGTAAATTTAAGTTTCATCAAGCTATTAGGAAATACACAATTGATAATTTTACTTGGGAGATATTAGAAACTGGTATTACAAATATTAAACAAGCCAATGAATTAGAAATAAAATATATTAATAAGTTTGATTCTTATGTAAATGGCTATAATATGACAAAAGGTGGTGGCGGTCGTGAAGATTACTATTTTTCAGAAATAGCAAAAGAACGAATGAGACAAGCTAAATTAGGTACTAAACGCACTCATGAATCTAAAGAAAAACAATCTAAAAAAATGTCTGGTATTAAAAAATCAGAAACACATAGATTAAATGTTATTAAGGCTATCACTGGTCTTAAACGTTCTGATGAAGAGAAAATAAAAATGTCTAATAGAATGAAAGGTAAAATGGTTAAAGATAAAAACCCAGCTGCTATAAAAATAAACATTTACGATTCAAATAACAACCTAAAATTTATTTGTAATGGTGATTTTGAAACTATATGTAAAGAAAATGGTTTACCAACTAAAGCATTACGAAAATCATACTACAATAATGGTAAACCAATTTATACTGGTAAAACTATAAAAAAAGAGGTGTTAAATCAATATAAAGATTATGTTAAATGGTTTGCCATTAAACAGTAACACCCTTTATCATTTTCTCATTAGCAATAATATCATCTAATGAATCGGCAACATTTTTATCGTCTCTAAAACTTTTAAATGCTGGGTACATAAGTGAATATGCACCTGTTACGTCATTAGAAAGACCAGAACACTTAACTTCAATTATAGACCCTAAAAGTTTATCTTGATTTTCAGTTATGTGTTTCATATAAGATTCTTTCAAACCTTGTGGTTGAGTAACCAATTTTCCGTCAGAGGATTCACATACTAAAGACGAAATAACATTTTCATTTTTAGTACCTTTGGTTCCATAATTAAACCCAACTATCTTTAAATCAACATTCATCTCGATTTTTAGTTTGATTTGCCAGTTTGGTTTGCCATCTTTCCAAGTCCCAGCATCAGATTTAAGAATCGTCCCTTCTTGTGGGACACCATCAACTTCAGTTGCAAGGACTTCTTGAAAGTGGTCCATAGCTTCTTTGTATGAATGTACAATACGACTTTCAATCATCTTAACCATAGTGGTGTTAGACTCGGAAATCAAACGCTCAACTTTAGCCAAACGTACCAAATAAGGTATTTTTGAAAGTTTGTTAAAATATTCATCAATACTAATAACATCCCATACAGTATAACGAATAGAGTTCAAAGCTTTTTCAAAGCTACCATGTTTCTTTTCAAAAGCTTCAAGCTTCTTAGCTGTTTCTTTTTCTGTGCGTTCACCACGTTTGCTTTGTATGTCAATAACTGAAGCAATAATACCATTAGATTCGTAACGTGGTACGCCATCCATTGTCAATTCTCCATTCAACACACAATCTTGAAATGATGCTAATTCACTCAAGAATTTGGCACCAGTTACTATTGTCGCTTCACCACTACGACTCTCCAATTCAACTTCACCAGAACGAATGATAGCGTTACAATAACGACCATCCATTTTTATTTGAGATATACCACGACCACCATTATCAAAGATAGAACGAGCTTTTTTCTCATCAAACGATATTGCACCCATGTATGGTGTGTCTTCGATAAGGTCTTTGAATACCTTGTTCATGAAGGTTGTTCCCATACCAATTTTGCAATCTTTTTCAATGATACGCTCAATGATATATGCATCATCAGTTGATACATTCTCTAACCAAATAGTTAATTTATCTATAGCATTTTGACCTGTAAACTCACGATTAGCTATAGTCATAAGCATATTCAACGCTTCTTCTAGAGTCCAACCAATTGTATTGTGAGTGTACGCTGGGATTTGTTTGATGAAGAATTTAACTCGCTTTGAATTGGCCAAATAAAGCACACGTTTAAGCAATTCATTATCCTTATATTTTTTAAGGATTTCCATTTTTTGGTTGGTGCTTGATTCAGCAGCAATTTCATCGAAGATTTCTTTAATTGTCATGTATTTTTATTTAGTCATACAAAGGTAATGAATTAAATTGATAATACCAAATTTATTTTGGAAATTTAAAAGGTTCGCTACCATTTGCATGTTCATCACAAAGTGTTTTTAACCAAGAACCTTTTCTTAAAACACCTTCTTTACCGCATATCTCACATGTTTTATATGATAAATTTTCATATTTATCTATCACTTTATAACCTTCATCTGACAAATTTTCGACATAAAATCTTAAACCCCCAAATTTCTCTTTTACTTGATTAACTTGTCTGTCCCAACCTATTGCAATAAGTTCATCAATTAAACATTTAACCAAATCATACCAACCTTCTTCTATGTCAAAGAAATCACTAGTTAATATCTTCCCCCTTTCTGGCCTCCATGACCTTTCCAACCCACCTATAGATTCTAAATACTTATTAAACTCTTCTTTTGTCATATAAACGGAATTTCTTGTGTTGTGTCCCATACAGCTTTTTGGATTAATTTTACCCCATCTTCACTTTCATATTCAAATCGAGCATCCATTTCACGCAAAACATACAATGTGACACCATATTCTTCAGCAATAGCTTTAATAGTTTCACCATCTTTGGTTAAGTCTAAATCACCATACCAAATCTTACCTTCTTTGGCAGTTACGATGTTTGCATTAAAGTAGCAAACGCTGTTAGGGTTTCTGTCCCTGTAATCACTCTTTGAGAAGGACATCATCCTACCCATAAACAAACCATTGGCTCTAAGGATTTCATTTATATTCATAATTTACAAATTTACCAAATTAATTTTAAAGAAGCAAGAACCCTCTAAGAAAGCTTAGAGGATTTTGTACAAGGCTTTATCATCATATTTTAACATGAAGTCTTCAACAGAAGATACTTTTCCATCGTTTAACCCAAAAAACAAACCAGTGAAGTTTTTAACTTCTCTTTTATCACAAACTTCAAATACTGCTTGCGCATATTTTTTCTTTTCTTCTGGTGTTATATTCTTTGGGCGCAAAGTTTTAAGTTCATCCCAAACAAAGTTTAGCTTTGTGATTAACGCATCATAGTTTGTTTTTAACTTATACAATTCATTCTTTCTTTCTGGGAATGTAGAAGCAAATTCTTCAATTTCGTTGGTCTTGATTATCCCCATTATATGATGGTTACCCATCTTACCTTTAAGGTGATGTGCATGTACATAAGCTGGGTTCTTTATCTTTACTCGGTTATGGTTAGCATCAACCACAACATAACCTTCGTCATGCCATACCATACCAACGAACGTTTTTATCAAAGCACCAACATTCTTAGCGTTTAAATCGTAAGATTTAACACGTGGTACTCCCAATTCTTCAGCTATTGTTGTTAGTTCTTCAAATGAAACTTCTTCCAAAGTTTCTAGATTCCTAACAGTCAATAATGTGGCTGATGATTCACCATGAGGTTTAACCACGATATTATAAGGTGTTGTTAATTCAAATACATAAGTGTAACCAGCGTTAAATTTTGACGCTTCTAAATTATATTTTTCTTTAATAGTTTTCCAAAATAATTGGTTAAACGTTGTGCCAGTTTTATTGTTAACCTCACCTTCACCATCGGCAGTTCCTGTTGTTCCAGCATACCAAGTCATGTTGTTCCAGTCATAATAGACTTGAATACATGTACCATCAAGTTTTTCTAAGACATGTGCAGTGTTCCAATCAACTTTATGTGCGTTGCCTTCTTCGGAATTGAAGAACTTGGTAAATGCTAACGACATAACTTTCCAAGAGTTTCTTTCTAAGATAAGACCACGACATTCTTGAACCTCTGGTAATGCCATCAATGATGGCGCTGATAATTGGTCGTATTTTAAAAGAATCTTATGTTCATAAACCCTAGATTTAAGGTTGAACTCAGTTATGGCTTTTGCTAAACCATTTTCAATAATAAATTTTTGTATTGCTAACATAACCTTTTATTTAGTACGCAAAGGTATAAAAAATTTTTGACAATTCCAAATACTTTATAAAAAAAATTGTAACCTGAAGGGATTCGGGCCCCTGACCCACAGATTAGAAATCTGTTGCTCTATCCAACTAAGCTACGGGACCATACTTTCAAGTAGGTTTAAATTCCTAGGTCTTCACCATCCAACCCTAGTATTTTCCTAATCATTTCTTTATTGCTAATATCTGACCCAAAACCACCCATGCTTTCCATTAGTTTTTTTGCCGAAAACATACTACACAAATTCGCAAATTCAAAACTATCTTTTTCTTCCAAAATAATACCCGCTAACAAAATCATGACGTTACCAGATTGTGTTATCGAATAATCATTTAATTCATCACCTTCTTTAATTAGTGAACAACCCATTTCTAAAAACTTAGAACTAAGCTCCATGCGTCTGTCTATTTTTTCATTTTTTTTACCCATAAAGCAAAGGTACTAAATTAATTTTGAATAACCAAGTTTACGCAAACTATTTTTTAACTTCTGTTACAAACCCTGTGATAAAAAATGGTTTGATATCTTGCCAAGTAGTAATATCATTGGACATAACTGGCTTACCACCATCTGGGTTTACCGCTAAAGTAACGTGAGGAATAGCATTTTTTGACTGATAACCTTCAACTTGAACAGCCATAGCCATATCAGACAATCCAACCTTTGTTACTTTAAGGATAACTTCTTTACCAATGTCAGTTTTATCCTTCAATTCACCCATGGTTATTGTCATATGATGGGCATACGTTTTCCAACCTTCTGGCATTTCTAATGCAAATTTGTCAAGCAATTTATTATGTGAAGCTTTGTCTAAAACAACAGCCGAGTATAAAACGTTTGATGATTTGTACATATCTTTTGAATCTAACACACTTTTTAATGTTAATGGGCCCTGCGCTGTATGACTTGCTATCATAGCCTCAATCTTCTCCAATGGTACACCATGTGTGTTTCTTGCGGCTAATTGTGCAGCTTCAATACCAGCAGTACCAACATCTACGAATTTTATATTATTGTCAGCAAACCCTAATTCCAAAGCGGCTTTAACATAAGCTTTTGGCTCATTTTGTTTTATATTGGTGTTATCAATAATAACTGGTGTGATACCAGCTTTCATTGACTCAATAGCGTCTTTTAAGTTTTGAGAATGTACCTTGCTGAGTGGGCTAAAATCTCCAGACGCAATCATCTTAGCAAAAAATTCACGGTAATCACCGCCAGCTTCAATAACGTCATCAGTTGAATGGATTTTACCTTGACCAACCAAAGATTTAGCTTTGGTACTCTTTCCAGCACCAGATACGCCCCTCATCACAATTAATTCTTGGTTAGGTCTTGTAATCGTAACACCAAGTATGTTTTTATCAACACTTTCACGCAATATTTCTTTAATTCTTTCTTTCATAAGTGCAAAGGTACAAAAAATATTTTATCTTTCCAAATAAATAACTGAATTTTTTTAATCTTTGTTTTCCACCTCTAAAACATCTATAATGTTTGGGTTGTACACAATTATATGGTTACTCTTTTCTCTAGGCACTATTATTCCATCAATACCCATATCTACCATGTTTCTAACAAAATCGACTGGTGTATAGCGATAAAAGTCATACCAAATTTGTTGTGCAAGGTCTTTTTCTGTGTCGTTGTAATCCATCATACTTTCAACAGCTAAAATAAGACCTTTTCTAGGATTCTGATTAAAATTTTGCGCTGTATCTTCCCAATCTGGTGCAGACTGTAACATTTTTGTTGTAAAAGAACGCCATTTATTTTTATTAATGGGTGTCATATCCATTAATTTTCTTGGTGTTAGTTTAACACTATAAAGATTTTTACCATACATTTCAGATTCTTCTTTTAAAGTGGTAAAATATATTCCTGGTCCCTCTTGGTCTGTGGCTTCTTCTTTACCAACAAACTCATCAGAGAATTTTTGGATGTCAGAATTTGTTCCATGGTACACAATGTATTCTCCACCAGAAACAATTTCATTTAAAGATTCTCTTAATAATTTTTTAATTAACTGTTTCATATCAAATATTCACATAGTTGGTGCCAGCAATGAAATCACGAGCGTTGTGTTTTGCCAATAATTGTTGCCAAGTATAACCAAATGTTTTTTCAAAATGTGGTTTATCTTTAAATGATTTCCAATCACCACCCCATGACCAACCATTGGCTTTCAATATATCAACCACTTCCATCCAGTCGGCTTTTCCATCTTTATCAAAATCAACATTGTCTTCCCAACTAGCGGTTTTATTATCTTTAATTAAAACGATATCCAAAGCCAAACCGAAATTATGAATAGACTGACCACCTTTGGCTTTTGTAACCACACCTAATCTATTTCCATTGGCATCAAATAATCTTGTTCTGCCTTGAGCATATAAAGCATCTTGTTCAGCAAATGTTCTAAGAGTGTATGCAAATCTGCATATTGCTCTTCCAGTTAAAGCTGGTACTATTTGATTTTTGTAAATGTTTTCAACTTCAGTTCTAACTTTAGGGTGTAAAACCTGAATCCTTTGAAGCGTAATGTTATCCATAACTATTTTTTTAATAGGGTTTTATAGTTTTTGATTACATATAAAACCAGTGTTGTTATTCCTGTTACTATAAATATCTTGGCTAAGCCTAATGGTGTACCATATAATTCATGTAACATCCAAAAAACATTTGTCATTACCCATGATGAAAATATGGTATTTGTAGATATTAATCTTTTTGTTTTAACCAACAAATAGATTGTTAAGATTACTGTTGGAATAGCCATCGACATGGCTAATATTTTCCATTTTAAAAGCCAAAAAACATCTTTTAAAAGCCAAAAACTAAATTGGAAAAAATCTACTTTGTCGTCATTTTGAGCCATCTTCAATGATAACCATTTTGTCTCCGTTTCTATCTATTAAAATATATTCGTATTTGATTAAACCAAATTCATCCAAGTGCGCTAAAACCTCTTCAGCAGTAAAACAAGAACATGAATATAAATCAAATTGAAACATTGGTGGATTTGTATTGTCCCAACAATGAAAACTTCCATGAGAAGTTGCTAATGTTACGGTTCCTGTTAAGCCTTCATTGCCTTCTTCATGTACATAAACTGAAGTAGGTCCAGCTACTACAACCATTCTAACTTTTTCAACTAAATTGATAAACCATTTATTTAAAACATCAACTTCTGTTGGTGGGTTTTTAAAGTTACCCTTAACTATCAAATGTAGGTGGTTTGGTATAAACATTTCTTTTATCTTTTTATACATAAATATAAAGATGTTTATAAAAAATTAAAACATATTGGTTATTTAAAGCGGAGAACTGGTTAATTGAAAACCATGCGTTTTTTAAACGCACACATTATTTAGCAAATAAGTCTGGGACCCTGCCCAGTTAATTCTCCATTGTAGTCTCGATGGGAGTCGAACCCACATAGAACACCTTAGAACGATGTCGCATATCCATCATGCTCCGAGACCATATTTTGTAGTTCCAGAGGGATTCGAACCCCCAAATCTCTTCGTTCGTAGCGAAGTGTGTTTCCGTTACACTATGGAACCATGTTATAACGTGGACAGGATTCGAATCTGTGTGTCCTTTGGTAAGGAAAGAGAATATGAGTCTATCGAAATCGACCTCTCTGCCACCACACCATATTATTTGCTCACAGGGTGGGAATCGAACCCACGTAGGAATTGCTTCCGCAGATTAACAGTCTGCTGCCTGGCCTCTAGGCTACCTATGAATGTTTAGTAGGCACGGTGAGACTCGAACTCACGTTTTCAACACCAGCTACGAATATCGAATTTATCAGGTTCGCTCGGTATGGCGCAATGTTATTTTAATTTTCCCAATCCCTAAACCGCCCCAGTTTATTATCATATTCACTGGCATCCCACTCATGGAGTCCAAACCATTGTTTGGTGACGGTTAAATTTTAAGAGGGTGTTAGAGGAATTTCGAAATCCCGACCTCTGGCTTCACAAACCAGCGCTCTGCCTCTGAGCTACTAACACCATGTAAGAGGAAGGTGGAGGACCCGACCCCCTGACGGCTCATCACCGCCACCCTAGTTTTCAAGACTAGTTTCGCTCCATGCGAGGCACCTTCCATATGCACACTAGGTAGAAGTCGAATCTACAACCATTTAATCCTAAGAACAGATTTGGAGTCTGTTGGTCACGCCCATGAGCTAGTGTATGTGCACAGGACGTTGCAATCGAAGCAACTCGTGAAGCTTTTGGGGAGCCCACCGACACCAAGCCTGTGTCCTGTGTATTTAACCAATATGTCAATGAACCAAAAAACAAAAAACCCGATTTAGATTTTATTCTGAATCGGGTTCTTCTTTATTGTTTGTTTGTGATTTTTAAAAGTCACTAAAGAAACTTACAGACATAGCCGATTCAAGTGGATTACTATTGCGTCTCCACATGCTAATCGAATTAATATGTATGTTAATGTTTCTCATTGTTTTTCTTTTTTGGGTTCCCCCTGTTTCTATTAAATATGTCTTTGTTTATAAAAGTTATGCAAAGGTACTAAACTTTTTTTAAAAAAGCAAGTCTTTTTGAAAAAAATTATGATACATCAAATTCATCCAAATAAACAGTAACTTCTGGGTAATTTGTTTCAATGTAAGAAACAACTTCTCTTGGGTCTTTTGTTAATGGTATATCAGTACCAAATTTATCATTAAACTCTTCTACTGAATGTATTTTTTCTTGTTTACCATCTTTGTAAATGATATATATACCGTATATGCTATTCATTACTGCGCCATTGTATTCTGGTCTAGCAACCGATATTCTATCTACACCATCAAACAATGATGGTCTTTCAGCATATGGGTCAATACCATATTCAATGCTTCTAGAAGCTTGTTCATAATCGTCACCGTCATAATATTCGGCTTCATCAATTCCAATTCCAAAGCTAGCCACTGTTGTGTCAGCGTCAAAAAAATCAGAAACAATAAATTTATCTTCGCCAACTTGATTTACGTGTTGAGCTACACCACCTTCTTCATCAGAAATTCTTTTTGCTTCGGCTTTGGCATCCTCAAAGGACATTCCATAAGCTTCGTCCAATCTTTTTATTTTGTTAAAAGTTTTTGCAAATGACTCAACGATGGCTTTTTCTCTATCTGCTAATAAAGATTTTCTTTTGGTCTCAGTTATAATTTCTCTTTTTTTCATAGTATTTGTTTATAGATATAAATATCTTGGTTTATTAAAAAATAAACACTATAAAAGTTTTTTGAAATTATCCGTTTCAATCTTTTGAATTGCTTTTCCAAGTTCTGGTCCTGGTTTTAACCCCAAGTCATCCATAACTTCTGGACCACTAACTGTTAGTCTAAATTCCTCAAAAGCATCTAGTAATTGACTACTTACATTTTCCTTACCACAAAAATCCCTAATTTGGTCTGGAGTTACACCAGAATTTTTTTCAGCTCTTTTAAGTGTTACAGCAGTATCAACATCTAGCTTTAACATAGCAATAAGGAAAGTTATGGTTTTTACTTCTTCAACTGAATATTTTAATTCATTCAATTTTTTCTTCAATAAATCTAAGTTGTTTTTCTTAAGAAGTCTTGCTAACAATACAATATAATCATCATGATTATAACCACCAAGTCTGTTAACAAATCCCATATCCACATCCAAACCTTTGAATATCCAATCAAATAACTTGTACTTATCCAACATCCCCAAAAAGTCTTTTTGTGACTTTGCTGAAACAATACCTTTAATAAATTCATCACGGATACGTTCACTAGATATACCACTTAATAAATGAACAGTGTTTTTCAAAGCAATATCTATTTCTTTTGTAATTTCTCCCATATTGTTTTTTTTATTATTTCAAAATTATTTTTAATATCAAACTCCCAAAACCTAACAAAATCAATTAAGTTTGATTCTAATAACAAATTTTTTCTTTTATCTCTTTCTATATTTTTTATTTGTGCATCAGTTAATTTTTTACCATTATAAAATAAAGGGTTTGCGTGCCAATAATCACCATCACATTCAATCACAAAATTAAATTCTAATAAGTAGAAATCAAATATAAATAAATCGTAACGTTTATTCTTAATATATTTTACCTCATTTTCTTTTAAAAAGTTTTCTATTTTATCTTCAATTTTAGTCGGTTTTTTTGTTTGAATCATAGCGTTATTTAACCTAAGTATTGTTTCCCTTTTTTCATTCTCAGTTTTATTTTCCCACTCTTTTTTTTTAATTTTAGATATCTTTTCACCATAATTAAATATACGTTTATCCATGTATTTATTTAAACCATTGTTCCAAGATATAGAACCATACATAGGGTTTGTTGAACCAGTTAATGGTTGTAGCTCACCATTTTTAAACATTTCTTTTCTGGTTTTAGATGTTTTATCTGATTTAATTCTAACTATTTCCGATGTTTCTGAAGTTAACCCTTTCATAGGTGATTTCTTACCAAACATACCATTTAATTCACCACTATTTAATCTTGACTTTATAGCTTTAATTTGTTCTTTACTATGTCTTAGTTTGAGTCTACCAATTTTAACTTGTAAACCAATAATTGGCCTATTATATTTTTCGTTGAAAAGTGGAAATAATTCAGTAACAGATAAACCATCAATTTCATATAATCTTACCAATAAATCAATTTCTTCTTTTTTCCATAGTTTTTGCATAATATTCTTTTACTATAAATATAACGAAAAACCCTAAACGTATCTTCAGTTAGTTAAATCTAGAAAAAAACCTAAAAAAACGTAAAATTCTAAGTGGGTCTTCTTCAAAACGTTTTTGTGCGTTTCCAACCATATTAATTTCACCATTCTTTAAATCATCAAGCCCACCAACTAAATCAATTATTTCATTAGTATCTAAATCATAATATAATGCATTAATTCGTAAATCTCTTCTAGCAGCATCCGATTCTATTGTTGCTCCTAATTTAACTTCTGGATTTCTACCAGAAGTTTCATCAGACCTAAAAGTTGCAATTTCGTATTCACCTTCACTGGTAAATACGTTTATAACCCCAAACGCCTTGCCTGTTGGAAGGGTTTTGAATCCAGCCTTGGCCATTATTTCTTCAACCTTATCTGGAACTGCATCAGTAGCCAAATCAAAGTCTTTGGGTGTCTTATTTAAAAGTGCATCACGTACAGCACCACCAACAACATACAATTTAAATCCGTTCTTTTTAAACACGTCTTTTATTTCTTGTATATCACTAGGTATGCGTAAATCAAACTTGATACGTTCTTCACGAATAAGTCCTTCTCTAAGAATTTGTTTGATATTATCTTTCATAATCAATAAATATTTTTACAAAGGTATTAAAAATATTTTAATTTTTAAATATTTAACGATAATTCAATTATTAAATCATTAACAATATTTTTTAAATGATTAATATCTTTTTTATCATTGTAAATGATTTTGTCAAAATTTGTATATATATCTAAATTTGTTTCAGAAACGTGGTTTAAATCACGTAAACTATTTTTTCTAACATCCATTGGGTCACCTTCTAACCTGATTAAATACCCACCTTCTTTACTTATATAATCAGCCTCATTTATAAATCTTACATCTGGAATAACAATTATTTTACCATCACTTAATTTTTTTTCTAACTCATGATTGAATAAAGATTTAACCCAAATATCAGTATCGTAATTATCTCTAAATAATTCGGTACCGACTAGTTGTAATGTTTCCCCAATAGTCTTATTAAATTGTTTAATAACTATGTTTTTTTGGTCTTGTGTGTAGTTACGTATTTCATTACAAAACGGTTTATTCACTTCATGTGTTGTTGTCATTCTAACACCACTAACAATCTCAGTTATCAATCTTAACTTGTCAGCCAAAGCATGTCTTTCAACTTTATCTTGTAATTGTTTAGATAATAATTCAGCAAAGGTATCTTTTCCACTACCTATTTTTCCAGATAAACCAATTATTTTTTTTCTCATGTTTTTATACAAAAATACTAATAAAATCAGAAATAAACAACTATTGGCACGAACTTATTTTTAACTTACAACCATTGTATAGTAAAATTAATAAAAACATTAAAAAAAATTAATTTAAAATTTGTATAAAAAAGAAAACCCCACATAAGTGGGGTTTGTGTTAGTTACAGAATGGTTTTGTTTTTTTTTCCATAAAAAATTTTTTTAAATTGCTGAATCCATTCTTTTTTGGTAGCGGGGGATGGAATCGAACCACCTACCTCTAGGTTATGAGCCTAGCGAGCTACCACTGCTCTACCCCGCAATATAAGTTAAGAAAAGAAACAACTTGTGTTTCAAGGATTACGTTTCGATTCTTTTTAGTAGGGGAAATGAGCCTTGCACTCATATCAACACCCCATTCGGGTGGTGTCTTTCCTTAGACGATTCCTCTATTTATCCCAAGATGGCTGTTCGTATTTATTTTACAGGACTCCCGTTTACCTGGCAGTTTTTTGACATGACCTCCGTCATGAAGTATTTTTTTACATGGACTTACGCCATGGTAGTTTTAGCTTAAAGTTACTCCTACAAACTAGTCCTGTTGCCAAGCCTATTGTAGTAGCTGAACTTTAAAAAGACCTACATACTTTTTGTGCTCAATTTGTAGTTTTAAGTTCGTTTGCAGAACCCATCTTTTTGGATAATTTATGTTAATGAACGCTTTAGTAATATATATGCAAAGGTACGAAAAAAATCATCAGTTGTCAAGTAAAATCAAAAAAAAATTTTAATTTTTTGTTTTATGTTGGTAAGGCACTTCATTGATAATGACATAAATTATATGTTTATTATCAACAGAATGAACAACATTTAAAACCTCATAATACAACCCATCAAAGAAAATATATTCATCTTTTCTTGGTAGTGCATAAAGTTTCACATTATTTTTAACAACACTCCATTTACTATCTAATAATGATACCGTATACTTTGTTTTAAACATAATAAAATATAAGGTCTTATTTTTATTAAGTCAAGTATTTATATACAACAATAACACACAATAAAATTCAAAGAACATGAACTCAGTTAGTAACGGATGCGGATGTGGTAAGCCGAACCCAACCCAAACAACAACAACAACAACCACAACTACTCCTCCAACACCTAGTAAATAAGTGTTAAGGACACCAAAATTACCCCCAATAAAGCGATTTACTGGGGGTTTTTATTTTACACCCAGTGGCATAAAGTATCGGATGTAAATCTGGTGATATTTGTTTAATAAATGAATCGTTTATAGAATATTAAATATCTTTATATATTAAACATCTTTTAATTTTACTTATAGTTTCTTGGTGAACGTTAAAAATTTTACTAATTTTACTTTGTGATAATTCTTTCTTATCTAACATTTCTTTTATTTTAATAACATCATCATTTGATAATTTACTATTTTTAACTAACTCACCTTTTATATTAGCGTATCTTCCTTTAACCCACCCTTCGTTTAGATAGGTCTCAATATCTTCTTTTTTTATTTTTTTATTTACACCATCTTTTGTAATCCAACATGTACCGTATTGACTATTTGTTTCACCAGTTCCAGTCCCTATTTTTAATTCAGAGATTCTTTGCTTAGTTTGGTCTGAATGTTTTTTACCAGTCCAATCATAAGATTTATTAATTGATTTAAGTCTTCCATCAATCATAGCTTTTTTTGAAAAATCGCTTTTTGTTTTTATAAACTTATCTCGAAAAACTTCATCATTTAATAATTTTTCTTTAAAAGCTTTATTACCAGCTTTAGAACATTTTAACATATGTTCTTCATCCATAAAACCAGCACCTAAACCACCAGTTGTTAAATTCATACAAAACTCTTCTTTAATCAACTTGTAATTAACAACTTCTGTTTCACGTTTTGCTAAGTCTTCTCTATTATCAAAGAACTCTAATATTTCTTTAACATGATTATCAACACCATACTTACGTATACTATGTCGTAATCGTTTTCCACTACCCATATAACCATCATCCATGTTACATGTACTGTGCATCCCTACATACCACCTACCAGTTATTAAACAAGTTGTTTTATATAAGTAATGTATCGTTTTTTCTTTTCTTGCCATATATCTATTTTTATTATAAATATACGGCAAGGTACAAAAAAGTCAACGGTGGAGATAATGGGAATCGAACCCATGTGTTGAATACTCTTGAAAGACTTTCT